TTTTCTTTTATTGCTTAAAATTTTCTCTCTTTTCGGTGCAAAATGCACTTTATTTTAATATTTCAACCGCAAAAGTAATATTTTTATTTGAAATAAAAAAAAATATTGAAATATTTATGGTGAATATGCAAAAAAAACTATTAAATAGGCATTAATCCGCAAAAAAATAGTTATCTTTGCATAATAATTGATTATCAAAATATTGCATACTTTGCTATTGTTTGCAATAAAACGTGCAAATTTCGTGCAAATAAAGGAGATACATACTTATGATTAAGATTTCAATTAAATTGGATAAAAGGCGGCGATTGAATAGCGGCAGATTCCCTTTGAAGTTCAAAGTGGCAAGGAAAGATAGTGCCATTTATATTCCCACAGGCTATGAGCTGAAAGAAGATGAATGGGATGCTAAGAATGAGAAGGTGAAAGGAATACCCGAACAGAGAGTTATCAATATGAAGCTTATGAAAAGGATTTCCCTTCTCAATGATAAGATTGTGCAGTTGCAAGAAGAAGGCAAACTGCGCTACTTCTCTAATAAGAAGCTATCACTTTATCTGTCTAACGAAGAAGATAAAACCGATTACGAGAATCATCTTTTCAAAACACAGATGGCAGAATTTCTATCCAAGAAAGAAAGTGAGGGAACTAAACGCATATATATCGCAGCAGAAAACAGAATAAAAGATTTCTGTGATTATGATACATTAAGGGTTGAAGATATAGATATAGACTGGTTGGATGATTTCGTTGATTTTCTAAAGATAAAAAATTGCAAAAACACCATTGCTATGAGATTAAGGATTATCCGAACCATCTTAAACTATGCTCGCAAAAAAGGTGTCCTTAAAGAATATGTTTTTAATATGTATAGTATTAAATCAGAAGAAACAAGGAAACGCTCATTAACTGTTGAGCAGTTAAGAAAATTGCATGATGCAAAGTTATCACCTATCCGCTCTAAACATCGTGATATGTTCTTTCTTATCTTCTATCTAATGGGTATCAATGTTAAAGACCTATCGAAATTAGAAAAAATAGAAAACGGCAGAATCTCCTATCGCCGCTCAAAAACGGGAACGCTATATAATATAAAGGTAGAACCTGAGGCTATGGAGATTATTGAACGATATAGAGGAAAAGAGCATCTGATAAAGCAATTCGATAGAAAAGCATCGTATCTAAGCTTTGACCAAGCCAACAATAGATGTCTTAGCAAAATCTGCAAAAGTATAGGAATACCCGAAGTAACTACTTATTGGGCAAGACATACCTTTGCTACTATTGCTTATGAGATTGGTATCAGTATGGATATTATTGCAGACTGCCTTGGGCATAAGAATAGCCATAGAATAACCTCTATATATGTGCGAAAAGACCAACAACGGATTGATGAAGCCAATCGAAAAGTTATTGATTATGTTCTATATAACAAGAAGGGGTAGAGCTTTCGCCCTACCCTTTCTTATTATTCTATTACTTTCAAATACTTCAACTTTGCGAATCGGTATGAGTTATATGTTTCACCAAGCGTTTTATACACCTTAGATGTGAAGTACAGAATGCAGCCTGTATAATCATCAAATCCTAAGATGATATACTTATCTTCAATATACCCAGCCACGTATGCGCCAATATCCTTTCCCTTATAAAGAACAGGCTTTCCACGATACGCATTAAAAAATTCTTTATTTGTCATTATTACGTTTTTCTACCAAGAAACCAATTCCTGTATGAATATTGCCTAGCTTATAAAAAGACTGCCCCAAAGTCATAATGTAATTGGAGAAGGCATTCTCTTCTATATCAAGCTCAAAATCTTCATCCGTATCTGGTTCGCCATGTCTTACATACCCCTTGTTTGGAGTATAGAGTAATTTATGGTATGAACCTTTCTCGCAGATATAAAGCCCGCAGTCATAACAGTCTGTGCTCCAAAACTCAGGCTTTTTGACGAAACAGAGCATCACATCGCCATCATAGATAGGAATACGAGACTGATTTTTATCTATTTTTTCGCCTACATAGTTTTTACTATCAATGCTATCTGATTGACGAATAACAGACACAACAGAATAACCACTACTAATAAGTTCAGCAATAGCAACATACGTCCCTTGTTTTTTGAGGTCAAACTCCTGTTGGATTCTTTTACATTCCTTCTCGAAGATTACAAGGATTCTAGTTAAATCATCGCCAAAATTCGCCATATCTAAAATTAAACTATTGTTCGTATAAAGGCTATATGCCTCATTTGCCATAGCCAATACACGTTCAATATAATCTTTTGGCTTATTACTAACTCGCCAATACTCACCACTCTTCATTTTCTGTAAGTAGGAGTACATATCCATAGCATCACGTTCATCTATCCCATGCTTCATACAAACTATCTTATACTTATCGGGATAAACACAAGATACTAATTCCGTAAACTCATCCATGACTTGCATGGCATTCAAAAAATCCTTTGCTTTCATATACTATCATTATTTTAGTTCATCAAAGTCAAGCCACTCAATCTTATCGTAGCACTCATACAGAACTTCAATACGCTGTGTTCCGTCTCCTCTAGTGACTATCCATCCATCATCACTCATCGCTCCGTGGTGAAGAGACGTAGGATTTACGCCTCTACCACTATATCGGAACATTACCAACTTTTTTAATGGTGGCTTCTCTTCCTTTAGGTCGTGCCATAATGATGCAGCATTCACGTAAGGAACGTTTTCTGTGTTACAATCAGTAACACCAATCTTTTCTGTACTGAACGTTACCCCGTTCAGCTCATTGTAATCTACCTCATCTTCATTGCTACAGATATTGAGATAAATCTTCTTAGGTAAATTCTTTATTTTCATATCACTTAAATTTAATGATAAAAAACTCTGTATCAAGCCACTTGTCGGGACATAGACCTTTTTTAGGCTTGCCGATACTAATGCTCTCTATCTCCTTCTCAATTCGTGGGCTATCCTTTCGGTAGCCGTTGATGAAGAGGACGTGAGTGTATTGTTTTAACACAATTCTCTGTGCGTCAATATATTTTTTAAGTAAATCCGTTCGCCCTGCCAAACCCGAAGCTAAATACCGCACATCAACGATATTGCTATTATTTTGAAATAATCGTGCTACCCAATACGGCTTTATCTCCCGATACTCTTCTGTCTTCTCACCTGATACGATTTTATCGAACCACTGCTTGCTGACGGTGAGGGTCAATACTTTCTTTTTCATCCTTCCACCTCCTCCCAGTCTGTTGCAAGAATATCTTCGCAAGTAAAAAAACTCCAACAACTTGGAAAAATATGAATGAAACCTTCCGAAGAATGTGTTGTTGCTTTATAGAAAATGTTGATATTTTTATCTTTATCTATCCATAGTTTGTCAACTATACCCCAGCCGATTCTTCTCACTTTCTTTCCTTCCTTCATTCTTCTCAGAGCCTCCGAGAAGTCAAATGTTTCCTTGCTCATAATGATTTTGCTTTAAAGTTGTAAATTGGCTTAATGACATCAATGACATCAACCGTAGGTTTGATTAACTCAACAATCTCTTCTGTTGATTTATATGCCATAGGTGCTTCGTCAATCGTCTCTTCGCATACAGAACTAGAATAGATGCCATTCATTTCATTCTTGTAAGAATCCATAGATAACTCTTTCTTCGCTTGCGTACGAGACATCAATCTACCTGCTCCATGTGGGGCTGAGCATAACCATTCCTTGTTTCCTTTACCTTTACAGATAAGAGAACCGTCACGCATATTCATAGGAATAATGACAATCTCGTCTTTCTTTGCACTGATAGCTCCTTTTCGCAATATGCCCTTGTCTGTATCTATATAGTTGTGAATGGTTGTAAAAGAATGCTTGTCTGAATTTGGGTCAATATCCACACCTAGAGCATTGACGAGTCTGTTAGCTATAATTCTTCTATTATGCTCGGCATACTTCTGAACTATACGCATATCATTTAAATAATCATCAAGCAAATCGCCCTCCAAGTAAGAAAGTTCCTTGCTAATATTTCTAGCACCTAACAACTTGATAGCACTCTGTATTTCCTTTTCTCTTCCTTCGCTTTTCAACTTGGCAATAACCTCAGATTTATCAGCTATTTTCTTACGACAATACTCGTAGGCAAGTTTTTGGTAATAGTTGCATACTCTAACACCAAGGTTTCTACTTCCTGTATGTATCACAAGAAACTTCTCTCCTTCTTCATTTGCATCTAACTCAATAAAGTGATTGCCACCGCCAAGACTTCCAACAGAACGATATACTATTTCCATGCTGTCAAGACAATCCCAAGCACGGAATTTGCCAAACATACAACCATCAACCAATCCGTTTATGTAGGCTGATACTTCTCCCTCGTTGACATTAAAACCAGACGGAATCAACTTATTGACTGCTTCATCAAATTTCTGCAAGTCAATATCAACTTTACCAAGTCTTACGACTTTCATGCCGCAGCCTATATCTACTCCAACAGTGTTAGGAACTACTCTGTTATCAAGCTCTATTACCGTGCCAATAGTGCATCCTTTACCTGCATGGCAATCTGGCATTATTCTTATTTTACAACTATTGTAAGCCTCGCTATTAGATAGGGTTTCTATCTGTTTGATAGCTTCATCTTCTATTGTCTTTGCGAAAATCTTTGTAAACTCATTCATATCTTGTTCGTCTAAAATTATTCGTTTCTCCATACACTATTTTACAATTACCATAACTTTCCAATCAAATGATGGTCGTGCTTATCGAAAGCAATTCCATACTTGAACATTTCTTCAAAAAGCATAAGACGCTCCTCATTGGTAGCCAACCGAGTAGATTTCTTTTTATCCTCGGTCATCGTAAAATGAGAGCCTACCATTAAATTCTTATCTTCCTTGTGAAGATAAAGATAGCAGAAGAGATTGTGACACCATGGTTTCCAACGCTTACATAACACAATCCAATCATTATCTATCACAACTATATTGCCTTCATCAACAATATCTTCAAACATATTCTTTTCCATACACTATTACTTTAACCATTTACAATTTTTCTTTTCCCATTCATCAAAAGAAAGAGTTTCATTTACCTTGCCTAATAATCTCATGTGTTGATAGTAGCTATTGTAAGCATCAATCTTCGCTTTATATATTACTCCAAATGTTCCCTTCATATCTTCTATCTTTTTAAGTCTTATACGCTACTTCTTTTTGTCTAACCATTCCATTACGTAACGATAGGCATCATTTTTGTAACCTCTCATAAGATACTCTAAATTGCTTCTATCTTTGAGATAATCAGACAAATCACCTCTCCAATAACCATGCAGATTATCGAGTAAAACACTTGACATTTCATTGATACAACGCTTGATAAGCTTCTGTTGCTCAACATTCTTGTTGTAGTGAAAGAGTGAACACGATGCTCTTTTGAGCCATTTCCACCACTTTGATGTGAACTTCTTTACTTCTATCCTTTTGGGAAGTTCCTCTCTTTTTGTGTGCATATCAATGAGCTTGTTATACTCTTCTATGCTAATTGTTATTTGTCTTTCCACACGCTACTTCTTTTTATCGAATTTATTGCCAATTCTTTCTATTCTACAAACTTTTATAACATTGTGAAGCCAATAAGAATGTTTATTCTCGCTGACTACCATAAAAGCATAGTTACCTTCCGACCAAATCACTTCGGCAGTATGGGTAAACCTTACAAAATGTATTAGGTCGTGTTCAAACAATTCTTTACCTTCACAATCTGTCAATCCTGTGAACATACAGACGGTAGAAGGGTCTACCTGATAAGTGAGATTTCTGTTTAACTTACTTTCTTTCTGACGATTCTCAATGATGTATGTATTACCATTCTCCTCGTAGAAATATCCGCAAATCCATCCTTTACCATCAAGACGCTTTGCCTTGAACTTGATATTTTCAATCTTCATAAGCTATACCTTTCTTTTTTAGAAATTCTTTTGCTGCCGCAGTGCTATCAAACTTCATGGGGCGAGTGAAACGGTCATTCAGGTATCTGTATTTCTGCCACCAATGTTTTTTATACATGATAAAGTACTTCACTTCATCCGTAAAGCTCGGTAATCTCTCCCCATTAAAGAACCTTGGAAGATGAGCTGAAATGATTTTTATCTTCATACGACTATGTTTTTAAAATAAATAAACTCTGCTATCTGTTCCATCACTATTCCTCCACTTTTACACCAAACGTAGTGCCATCGGCAAAGGTACAATCAAAATAAAAATCGTAATAAGTTTTTGAAATAATTTTACCACTAGAATTTACTGTACCTATAAATATATCCCCCATGGAAATTATTTGATAATAATTGCCATCGAAATCTTTTAACCACCCAAACGGCTGGTGCTTTTGCATTTCAGCCCAGCACTCTTCTGCGTCCTTGAATGGACGGTACTTTGGTTCTGGCTTGATTCGGTAATCCACGTTTATCCAATATTCAAGTTCCTTCATTTCAGTCCAATCATTGAACTCAAACCAACCATCTTTTGTTACTCCGTTGTTGTCTGCGGTTGGTTTTCTTCTTGTTTCTATTATCTTGCCTTCAGCAAAAGCTTGCAAGAAAGGATAAAATTCTTTAGCTTCTTCTCTTGTCATACTCAATCCTCCAATTTTATATTATGTTCATCTGCGAAATAATCTTCTACCTCTTCGCAAAACTGACCTTCGCAAAGTGATTCTGGGAGTGCTCTGCTAGTATAATACTCTCGGTGGCATAACTCACAGATTTCTTTTTCGTAATTATTTCTTAACTCTTCTCTAGTCATTATTCACCCTCCTTTCTGACTAAATAGTCATACATTGGCTTGCGGTTTCTACGATATTTATTACATATCTTTTCTGCCTCTTCCTCTGTATCGCAAGTTGCAACAACACCATCGGGATATGTGTCCCAATATCTAACTACCTTAAATTTTGTCATACTTCTAATTCTTTTAAAATCTTTTTTACCAAGTGATAATTATCACCATCCCAGCCTTCATCATACTCTTTGCCATCAGAAGATACGTGATGCTCGTTGACGTAATCAAGGATAGCTTCGTGAAAGAAATCGTCACTTGTTCCGTATTCATCTTCATCGTAAAAGCCTTCGTATCTTAGGAGTTCGACGCATTCCTTGTGTATACAGATTGCTGACCTATACTCTGGAGTAAACTGGCGAATATATTTCTGCCCTGCTTCTATTGTACAACCACACATATAGCATCTGTGAGGTTTACGTGCCTTACGCTCTGTATCTATACTATCCATAATCATTTATCTTTTGGGTCAACGAATGGTAGCCAGTACTCTACATCAGGAATATTCCATCCGTTGTAGTCTTTGGCTATCTTTTTATCTACTATATGTCCGAAACTAATTCTTCCGATTGTAGTAAGGACAATAACTTCTTTATCTACTGGTGGTAGCTCATCCTTGACAGATACCCATACTGGAGAAACATTTTTAGGCTTGCGGTCTTGTAGAGTAGCAGTATAGTTAAAGGTAAAAAAATCTACAGGATATTTTTGCCAATGGTTTTCTTCTATTGCCTTATTGATTGCTTCTCTTTTTGAGTTTGCTTCAACCATAACATATTTTGAATTAGATGTTTTGAAATAATCAACTCTATATATTGTCATTGCTTAGTCCTCCAACTCTTTAAGTGCTAAGACTAACTCATTTTGAATATGAATTGTAGTACCTTTACTTATTTTTTTTCTTTTAGTTCCTAATATCTTAGAAACATTATTGATATGAATTATCGCTTTTTCTTTACTCATTGCTTATCCTCCTTTGTATTACACGTTGCTTGGTCTCCTTCATAGTAAGGAGCACCGACTTTAGGTAATATCTGAGTGTTCCTATTACAGAAACATTGCATTACCCAAGGTGCGTTTACCTTTCCGCATCTAGGGCATATCCATCCTTCTTGTGCCATATTGCATTTAACTTTACTTATCCTCATTTAATTTAAACTGTTTTGATAAAAATGAATCATTCTTTATCAAGTTGACAATTTCTTCTTCCGAATGAATGCCTTTCCAAAATAGTTCGGTATGACTACCACCTCTGTCGTCATCTACAGAGAACGGAACACCATAATTAGTATAAACCTCTCCGTGATGCTTGATGAGATGGCGACCAGGATTCTTTCGGATATTATCTATCCAAGTTTCATTATCGCATTCACGCCATATCTCATACTCTGCCCCTGTCAGCGTTTTATCAATGCCAATAGGATAATGACCAGAACACCCATTTGTTCCAAAGTAAATAATCTCTGCCATATTTTCTTCTTTTTACTCTCTCCCTTTTACAGGAGAGAGTGGTTAGTTACTCTATCTCCAAGCGTAAATTGCTGTATAATTACCTTTGCACCCAGTATCAAATTCATGGGAATAATAATACTTAACAGCAGCGCAATCAAATTTCCAATTGTGCTTTGCAATTAATGTGTAAACTTCATCATTTCTTGTAGCACGTCCCTTTTCATCAAATAATGCTAAATAGAGAGGGTCATTATCATCACATCTATATGGGTCAAACGGCTTAATGAAGTTACCATCTTTATCAAAACAGTCTTTAATTTTCCTTTTCTTCATATTACAATCTATTTATATCCTTGCGGATGGTTAATCAATCTTCTACAATAAATCCATTCTTGGTGCAAGTATCAATAGCACGAATGGCTATCCAAATAGCCTTGTCTGCTTCTTTGTCTCTAAGACTACTTCTCAACTCACACAACTTTCTCTTTGCTTCTGTTGCATTCATATTACTATTTATTTGTGCCAGAAGGCGGTTAAACTTCTTCTCTTTTAAGACAAGATTCGGTATATCCCGTCCAGATACAAACCCCACCTTTTTCCTTACACCATCCATTATTTACTTGGTGCTTACATTTCTGTTTCATATCATTATATTTTTAAGTTACTATCTATATGCAAGGCATATAGTAAATGTTGGAGTTCGTGAACATAGGTAAATTCAAAACGGAAATAGTGATTACATTCATTTATATAGCTCCAATCTCTAAGATTTTCACATTGACAGATTTGTAAGTCACCATAAGTCATCCTATCAAGCTCAACCCATTTATCATCTAGTTCCTTGGAAAACTGATAGCCACGCTTTCCGCTGCCAACGTAAGACCAGCCTGTGGATTTATTCCATCCATTCTTCTCCAAAATTGCGGGCACAAGATTAATAGGAACAATATCCTTAACCCAAGCACAGCAGTCACCTGAGAGATAGCCTTTATCTCCAAATTCCGCACCTTCGATGTTCTCTAAGCAGACAACACCTTTCAGAACCGTTCCATCGTCCAACTCCAAAGTCTTTGATGGGTCTGATGATGTTACTCGGTAAACAACATCTTTGGCAGTACCTAGCGGTACTCCGTTTGTCATTACAAAATCTCCTGGAATATATTCTAACTTTTCCATACGTTTTACTTTTTATTATCCATCATAAGAGCCATTTCACATACCTTGTGACACATATTGCAAACATCCTCAAGACTTCTTGTATCCCAATTATAGTACATACTTCCGTGGTCTTCGGTTATTACAACAACCTGTCTGTCACGGAGTATTCGCCATATCATTTTCAACTTCTGTTTCATACGCTTTACTTTTTACGATGATTATACTTTTTGATAACATCTTTCTTTGAAGCTGCTATAATTTTTATCCCATTGATGGTGAACTCATGCTGCGCCTTTGGCTGATACTTCTGCTTGTCAGACGGAATATTGCCTTTCGGAATAGCTACTGGTGTACCTCCAAAGCATGCAGGAAAATCGCCTATCAGATAGTCTAATTCAGTTTGCATGCCAATCATTGATAACAATCCATTCATACGATTTACCCCTTAACTTCTTTGAATATTACATGTTTTCCGTCAGAACGTTCTTCAGGTTCACACAGAAATCCATCACCCCAACCATTATATGTCGGGTTATAGCATGTATCATCATAGCCAAAGAAGCAATCATCACAGCCATTACAAACATCCTGCTCAATAGCTTCAAGTGTTACTTTTTCTCCAACTTTAAGTTCTTCCATAATCAAAACGCTATTCTAAAATCCTTGCCTTTCAAAGTAGGTCTCTTTTGGAGGACGAACTTCTCTAATTCTTCAAAATCTATCGGGAAGAGCGCACAATATTTATACTTTAATGTGCAGATGAATCTTCCGTTGAGCATAACATCAAAAATAAAAGTATTCATTGCTCACCTCCCTCCTTTGGAAGTAAATCATCAATATAGAGCCACCCGTCTATAGGCATTTTCTCAACAAATCCTTTCCAAGACTTGAAATCTTTGACTTGGGCTAATGAATAATAGTTACCTACACTATAGTGAAGCAATATCCATTCATCATATCCTTCTGGCTCTTTATTTGTTTGATGCCACAAGTCCTTCAAGAACTCATTGATAGCCCACTTAGCACCTAGTCCAATAGCTTCTTTGATGTCCCCCTCATAGAACATTTCCTCTTTAGCATCATTGTCGAAGACTACTTCTTCGCCATTTAACAGGAATCTATCTTCATAGATTTCTTCCTTTGCAGCTTCTATTTTCTTTTCGTCTATCATAATCTACCCTTTCTTTTTCTAAGTTCTAACATTCTCCTAGTTCTACGGCTTTCCTTGCCACTAGGAGGATTACCAGCGAGTTTAAAATGTGGAATGCTATCATAATCTCTATAGATATGAGCTTCATTGATTGCATTGATTTCTTCACTAGCCAAGGCTTCTTTAAGTGATACACCAGTTGGTGTTACAATTATCTTTGCATCGTTTCTAATCATTGCTCACCTCCTTCCCAATCATCAGTCGTTCCTAGTAGATGTGCTGTCTTTTCGTTGTAAGGAATACAATACTTACGACTAAATCCTATACAACGAAAAGGATATTGTGATTCTTCTCTATAATGAGAAAAGAGTTCAGCTTCCCATACATCATCTTTCTCATTTCGCCCCAACACTTTATCGAATGGCTTAAACTCGCACTTTGGCTTTAAATCCACAATCTGTTTCTTCTCAGCATCCCAAGCCTTGCCTTTCTTTACTAAAGCGTCAAAGAGCTGCTGCTTCTCTTCTTCCGTGGCAAGGCGAAGTTTACAAAGGTCTTTCTTAAAGAAACTAGTTCTGCAGGCTATACTCAAAGTTAGACTACTTAAATCCATAGAAATAAATGAGCTATAACCTTCTGATAAACCAGTTCTGCCTGATACTATAAATACATCTTGTCTATTACCATAGTCGGCAAAAGCTATATCCCCATCCTTGAACTCAGGCTGAGCCTTCTCTATCTCCAAGGTCTCCATATTCAGTTTACCACTTAATTCTTTCTCAATGGTATTGATGTATGTAGCGGTACAACTATGTGATGCTTTGTGCCAATCCTTTGTATCCAAAAGACATGAGTCAGAATAAATAGACTCTTTGTTACACTTAACGAATACAGCCTTACTTGTTTGGCATGAAGAATGAGCAAATTCTTTGAATACACAATAGTCGCCATCTCCATTAGCAAGTACATCGCCCTTCTTCCAAGAAAACTTTGCCCAATCACGCATTTCCTTAGAAGGAAAGAGAATCTGTAAACCATCAGGATAACCTCTTTCTGTACCAAATTCGGAATAACCACGATGGCAAGTAGTATTATTATTAGTCTCATTCGTACACCAGACTACTGTTTCTGTATCTGTAGTACTGATAGTATCTAACTCTACATCTATATTATGCAACCAGTCATACAACTTAGTTCCTTGCGGTTTATCCTTTAAAATAGCCGCTATATTAATTTTTGTCTCCATATCACTTTACTCTTATAAATTGAACATTCTTTCCGTCTTTTCGCTCATTTGATGCGCACTTGATTCGATTACACGTTTCTATATTGATAATGTTTGCAATTTCATCAAAGAAACAACCAGTACAATCAGCTTCCTTGGTCTCAACTACCTTTAACACGACTTCTGCGCCAATAGGTAAATCTTCCATAACTAAACTAATTTTTGCATTAAACAATACTGGTAGTAACTTATACTGCCAACGTATTTTGATATTTTGGGCAGCTCACCATCATAAGGAGTGACTTTCAATCCATCAATGAAATCAGCATTCTCAGTTGATACCTCAGCATTATGCTCATTCATAAACACCTTTTGCGCTGACGTAGAATGGCTTTCAGCTCTCAGCTTACCGAGTGACCGCCAAACCTGCTTGCGATGGATAAATAATCCATGCAAAGGAATAGTCTTTACTTCTACTTTTGTTCCCATATCTAATTTCTCATTATGTGACACTTGATAACCTTATGAACCGCATTTGGCTGCGATTTATTAAACTCATCCATTATATGACGCTCCATTTCCTCGGGGAAGATGGGCTTTGTCGGCTTCGGCATAGTGAGGACGGCTTGTATCTTTGCCCCCCATCCAAGGTAAGCAAACATCTACGACTAATTTTCTCAAATAACATTTTTGTATCTCCTATATTTAAACGTTAAACAAAATCTTAGTTTTTTATAATCTAATTATATACCACCACGGAAGCGAAGCGAGCCGAAGGCGAGCCTTCCATTACTTCATAGGTATTAGCATACACCCTACAGACTACCCCTCCCTTGATATAAGTATAGTTATTGGGTATCATATCCTTTACATAGTCAATAGAGGATAAAAAACGCTTTTCTATGTTTCTGTATTTGCATAAAATCTCGTTTTTGACCGCAAACTTTACCAAATCAAAGGCTTTCTGTACGCTTACGCTTAACTTCTCAGCTATATACTTATATGATATACCATTCTCTCTAAACTTATCGCCGTAGCCAAAACGATTACAAACCTTCTTAGCCGCCTTCAACTCTTTTAAGCCTTTAGGGTGCTTAGACTGCTGAATCATTTGCTTAGCGTAATTCTTTCGATTCTGTACATCAATGATAAGCATAGCAGATAAGGTATCTTCTATGAACTTTACATTCTGTGCATAGGCATTCTTTTTAGAATCATTCCTTGAGATAAACTCGATATTAGGAACAAGGACGTTCCTGTGAGAGGTATGACTTTTTAGAGACTTGAAGACGAGGCAACGATTATTCTTGCCCGTGAACTCAACCAAGCCCAGAGCCTTCAAGGTATCAATACGCTTACGGACAGCACAGGCACTTACTCCCGTGATTTCGTGAAGCTTATTGATGCTCCATCTTTGCACGGCAGAAGACTTGACCCTTGTCTTTATGAAAAGGGAAAATGCAATTGCTTTCCTTAACTCGGGATTGCAATACATATTGTTCAATATCTTTCTGCGTATCTCCATCTTACAGATGCTTTAAAAAGTCAAGAGCAGCAAAGAAATGGGGATTCTCTGCTGCTCCGTATTTAGTAGCCTTGCGGCTCACGTAAATCCAAACTCTTACACGTTAGAAAGCTCCCCATAAGCTTGCTAGGTGATAGTGTTCTTTCTTAAACACACCGCAAAATTAATAAAAATCTGTCAAATAACCAACTTTTCTATTAATAAATTTAAAATAATTAATAGTTTCTATTCGCTTTTTAATAGATTTTTATAACTTTGCATTATATTTTCTATTAATAACCAAATAATAAGTAATAGCGTATGATATACAATCAATATCAGCAGTACGAACTCTCCGACCGCATCATGCAAGCGGTATGTGAGGTAGGCAAGGTTACGTTCATGGAACTTTGCTCTGCGGTGAAGACCGTCAAGCTCAACACCCTTAGAGGACTATATTGTCTCATAAGCCGTGATTATTGCATTCATCCCGACCGCTCGGCTCGCCTACTCTGCCGTACCAGAGCAAACGTAATCAACCAAGCACGAAAGTATATGCAATACGTTCAGTCAAAGGATAAGTACACCTTATCTATATATAACCAAATCATAGAACTCTTAAAAAGTAACAAAGAATGAAAAGAACAGATTATGAGCTTACCCTGCCCGACCAGCTCTTCCCAACGGACAATGACCTAGAGATTCCGACACTCGATATTGATATGCAAGCCAAGGAGTGTCAGTCACCCTTCCTTTGCTTCGGCGAACAGAAGAGAACCTTCAACCTCAATGGCGAAGGCTCTTTGCACTTCTATACCGATGATTACCGCTTCTCGGCTATCTACGAGCACCCTGAGAAGATATTGCAGCATCACCCTGCCGTTATCGTTGAGCCGAACTTCTCCCTATATAATGAAATGCCCGTATCTTTCGGCTTGCAGGCTATCTACAAGAAACGTTGGATTGCACGTTGTATGCAAGGTAAGGGTATCGGTATCTTCGTTGACCTCAACGTGGCGCAGAAGTTCTATCGCCTCAATATGATTGGCGTACCTCGTGGATGGCGTGCCTTCGCTACCCGTGGATATTCGGATAGACTGAATAACCTCGCCTTTGAGTATTCCATCGCAAGCGATTGGGCAGAGGGCAAAGAGCCGCTATTTGTTATCTACGGCGGCGGTGCTGAGTGTCGGCGGTTCGCCCAGACCCATAGAGGTTGCATCTACATCAACCCAGTTGTCACTACCAAGAAGCAGCTTGCCGCCTTGCAGAAGATTCACGAAGGTGTTGCCTTTATCGGCGAAGAGTTCTCTGTTAAGGCGCAGCTTGATAAGCTCACCCCTTTCTCCAAGCAGATTGAGGATTTCCGAACAGATAACGTCTCTAAACAGATTGAGGAAAAGTAAGATTGTTTATGCGAGATATGGCATTTATTTGCTGTATCTCGCTTTCTTTTGTATCTTTGCATCAGCAAAACGGAAATTGTGGAATATAGGTTCTGAAGTGTCATAACAATATGTATTAGTTAAGATTTGGTTAAATGAAAATAATAGTTAGTTATTAATCTATAAGCAGCCGCCTGTGATAGGTAGCTGCTTTTCTTATATATAAAAGGTATAATATTTTTATGATAACTTCAAAGGCTACTCATTATATGGGTAGCTTTTTTATTTGTTTACACGCAACCTATTATTTTCTATTAAAACCCGAATAATCTCCGTAACTTTGCAAATAATAATTATTAAATAATAAAATTATGGCAAGAGAAAAGAGAATCTCACAGAACCCATCCATCGCAAAGGATGAGCTTCTTGTAAAGCTGGGTTTTCGTGAAATGATTGACATTACAAAGCTCCTCTATAATGAGGGGCAGATTGATGGCGTTCCAAAGAACCCTCGCTACTTAAAGGAGAGCGAGCACGACAAGCTCGTCAAGTCACTCGCCGATAGCCCAGAGCTCTTAGAGTACAAGCCTTTGATGGTTTATGACTTGGAGGATGGTACATACGTCACCATCTGCGGTAATATGCGCCTCAGAGTGGCTAACGAGTTACGCATCGGTGGAAATACGAACTTCGATAAGCTGCCTTGTTTCGTCTTGAAGACCGATACCCCAATTCAGAAAATCAAGGAGTATGCTATCAAGGATAACGTGCAAGCAGGTAATTGGGATTGGGATGAGCTTGCCAATGGTGAATGGGAAACCGATGATTTGCAGAATTGGGGTGTTGATTGCTCTTTTCTCAATACCGATGAGGATGATACCGATATTGATGAGCTATTCGAGGATGCCCAAAATACCGAGAGCAAAGTTAAAGATATTAAGCTCTCCGTCCATATTCCACAAGAGTTGGAAGATAAGGTAGATGAGATTAAGGAGATTATTAAGTCTGCCGTTTCCGAATACGAAGGTGTGGAAATAAAATAATAGAGATATGGAAGTCTATCTTGCGGGGGGGCTTACTGGAAATCTTAGTAAGTTTTGGAAAAGTGTTAGTATGGAATTATATATAGCAGGGACTTTAAGCAGACCCTATGTTTATAAAAAGGCTATGGAAGTTTTTTTAGCAGGTGAACACCCAGTAAAGAACGGCAAGGATGCCGATTGGGAAGGATTAAATATATTGGAAACTTACTATTATCTACAGAATAATAAAGAGTTTCCTCGATTGATAGGCAATTTTCAGAATTTCCTATTAGATAGTGGTGCTTTCACATTTATGTCGGGAGCAGGTGTAGTTAACTTCGATAAATACGTAGAAGGATATGCTGCATTCATTAAGAAGTGGAACGTAAAGAACTTCTTTGAGCTTGATATTGATTCTGTTGTTGGTATCAAAGAGGTTGAAAGACTTCGTGAAAAGCTCGAAAGATTAAGTGGACGTAAGCCTATCCCCGTTTGGCATAAGTCACGAGGAAAAGAGTATTTTATTGAAATGTGCAAGAATTACCCTTATGTGGCTATCGGTGGTATCGTAACCAAAGAAATACCTATCAATAAATATGAGAAGTTATTTCCTTGGTTCGTAAAGACAGCACATAAATATGGCTGCAAGATACATGCCCTTGGATATACAAATATCAGAGGATTACATACGTATCACTTTGATTCCGTGGATTCTACAGCTTGGCTTTATGGCAACATGAGTGGTTCTATATATAAGTTCAATGCCAAGAACGGAACTATGGATAAAACCAAAGCACCTGAGGGCAAGAAACTTCGCTCTAAGTTGGTTGCTGCACATAATTTCGGCGAGTGGGTACGCTTTATGAAGTACGCCCGTGCAAGATTATAAAAGATAAATATTTAAATTTTAATTAGTTATGAAAGATTCATTGATTATTGTATCAGGAGGTATGGACTCGGTAACTCTCCTGCATGAGAAGAAAGAGAACATTGCTCTCGCTATTTCTTTTGATTATGGCTCTAACCACAATCAGAAGGAGATTCCTTTTGCTAAGTTGCATTGTGAGCGACTTGGTATCAAGCATATTGTCATTCCGCTCAACTTTATTCACGACTACTTCAAATCCTCTCTCCTCGAAGGTGCAGAAGCTATTCCCGAAGGCAACTACGATGATGAGAACATGAAATCAACCGTAGTTCCTTTCCGTAACGGCATCATGCTCTCTATCGCTTGCGGTATCGCAGAGAGTAACGGATTGAAGAAGGTGCTTATTGCTAACCATTTCGGCGACCACGCTATCTATCCAGACTGCCGCAAGGGCTTTATTGATGCCATGTCAGAGGCTATGAAGAATGGTACTTACGAGGGTATCAGCATTGATGCTCCTTACACCAACATTACGAAGACAGATGTTGCTCGCCACGGCAAGAATCTTGGCATCAACTACGCTGAAACTTGGAGCTGCTATAAAGGCGGTGAGAAGCATTGTGGTAAGTGTGGAACTTGTATGGAACGCAAGGAAGCTCTCCGTGATGCTGGTATCTCTGATCCAACTGAATACGAGGATGAGTAAGGCAAGCGGAGGTACACGAAACTATTCGGGTAACCCTAAGACGATGGCTAAGAGAGAATCAGAATTTCAAGCCATCGTCTCTACGGGCAACTATAAAGATAGCTACTTCGATAAAAGCGGCGGTTATTATGTGGTACATAAACATCATAATGAAATTGCTGACCCGAACACCAATAAGGAAATGTATGCCGCAGAAGTTCTTGCAAAGAAGGGCTATCGTATATATTTAATGAGCGAAATGTCGTATATAACGGGAGCGAAAAAGTCTGATGGCTTCAAAGAGCATGCCGTGATGGATATGAAAACCATCAACTCGGCGAGTTCTTATAAGATAGAAAATAGCTTGAAGAGTGCTGCTACACAAGGAGCGGAGGTTGCTATCCTTATACAGAACACTAAGGCTATGACAAAAGAATATGTCAAAGAACAGATTTCTATGTACCTCACTCATGCAAAAGGAAATGAAAGAGGTAACTTAAAAGAAGTTATTGTTGTTGGCTTATCAGGCAATGTTCATCGCCATAAGCTTTGATAAAAAACAGCAAAGCAGGTACACCTCTTTGCCTTTGAAGAATAAGCATGAAATCGAGCAGCCAGTGTACTGACCCACCCGATTTATTCTTCTCGGTCGCAAAATTAAGAATAAAAATTGAAATAACAAAATAAAAGAAAGAAAAATTATGTATTACGTTTCAAAAAAAATGGAGATTGCCGCTTGTCATAAGCTGAATCTCTCTTATGAAAGCAAGTGCACCAACCTTCATGGGCATAATTGGATTATTACTGTCTATTGCAAGGCTGAAAAGCTGAACAAGGATGGTATGGTGATGGACTTCAAGCATATTAAGCAGAAGATTCACGGCTACCTCGACCACGGCAACCTCAACGAACTTTTGCCTTTCAATCCTACTGCTGAGAATATCGCCAAATGGATTGTTGCTCAGTTCCCAGAGTGCTACAAGGCACAGGTACAGGAGAGTGAAGGCAATATCGCCGTTTATTGTGACGATGATAAGATTGACGGAAAGGAGGCTCTCTAATGGCTAAGTATAAAGTAAACGAAATCTTCTACTCTATCCAAGGTGAGGGAAGACATGCAGGTAGAGCGGCTATCTTCGTCCGCTTCTCGGGTTGTAACTTGAAGTGTCCTTTCTGTGATACTGATTTTAAGAAGTATGAGGAAATGGGGGCTATTGATATTCTGAATAAGATTCAGTTGCTCTCACCTGATTGCAAGTTCGTTGTCTTTACGGGCGGTGAGCCTACATTGCAAGTGGATGAGGAGCTTACTACCCTTCTCCAAAATTGGGGCTACTATATTGCTATGGAGACCAACGGAACGCACAAGATTCCAGGTGGTATCAACTGGGTTACTTGCTCTCCTAAGTGCTTATTCGTTAAGGGCGCAGAACCTATCATTAAGGTTGCTACCGAGGTAAAGATTGTCTTTGATGGTGAGCACGAGATTACCGATTGTGGTATTGATGCAGATTATTACTACGTTCAGCCTTGTGATACAGGCGATGCGAAGAAGAATGCTGAGATTCTGAAACAAACAGTTGCTTTCGTAGAGGCTAACCCTAAATGGCGGCTTTCCTTACAGCAGCAGAAGATTCTCAACGTGAAATAAATCATTCCGCCTATGAGCAAGAATAAAAAGAAAACCCCGACAAAGTATCGTCCTATCTGCTTTTATTGCGGTGGGAAACTTTGTTGGGATTCATCAGGTGACCGCAGCGAGGATGATGATTCCGTAGTTGATTACTATCATTGTATGCAATGCGGTACTTCTTATGAGGTATATGAGCCTAATGAGGAGGAGAAGCAAGATTATAAAGAATATTGGAAAGGTAAATAATATGGCTAAGATTACAAAAGAAACAGCAGAAAAGCATATCAAAGAACTCTTGGAGTATATCGGTGAAGACCCTAACCGCAAGGGCTTAGAGGGCACACCTGACCGCATTATCAGAATGTGGAAAGAAATATTCAGAGGTTATGACCCTTCACAGAAGCCGAAGATTACCACCTTTGATAACAATGATGACGGTATCATCTATGATAACATGGTTATCGACCAAGGCGATTTCCATTCAAACTGCGAGCATCATTGTGTTTGGTTTTGGGGCAAGTATTGGTTCGCATATATTCCGAATCCAAAGGGAAAGATTCTCGGTATCTCTAAGATAGGTCGTGTAGTTGATTACTGCTCCGCTCGCTTACAGATACAGGAACGATTGGTACACGACATCGTAGATATGCTGAAAGATGCTCTCGGTAGCGAATACCCACCACTTGGTATTGCTCTCGTGATGAAGGGTCATCATTCTTGCAAAGAGTTCAGAGGTGCAAAGAAGAAGGGCATTATGACCTCTTCTTACCTTGAAGGTGCATTCAAAGACGACCCACAAGTGAGGGCTGAGTTTATGAACCTCGTAAATGGTGATAAGTATGAAGGTTAAGTCAGTCAAAACACAAATCTTGGAGGAAGTGGGGTTTCTGCTTCCTACCAAGAAGCTTCTTTCCTCTAAGGAAAAGGTTGAAATCATGGAGCAGTTCTTGATGATGCCAGCGAGCCAGATAGTGACTTTGCAACAAGATGGACGCAAGTCATCTTTTGTACAGCAGATAGCAAAGCTGCTCTATAACAACAATCTTGGAGAGTACTTTAATGTACTGAAAATGTGCCGAGAAATGGCAGCAGAGGAAAAAGAAAATAAAAGTGCTTTTCTTAAATAAAAGCTATTGTTGGGAATAAATTAGGAATAAAAGCTATTAATATGCCATTATCAAGAGATGAAAGCAAGCGAAAAAAACAGCTTGCAAACCTTGAAAAAGGTAAGTTTAAAAAAGGTGGAGTTGGCAACCCCAAGGGCAGACCACCAAAGCCTAAAACGATGTCATTGTTCATCGAGGAAATGAAGGAGAAGGGTTACGAAGTGCCTTCCTCTCAGATTATCGCAGAGTCTTTTCTGTATATCGCTACGCTGCCCGAAGATGAATTAAAGGCGGTGTTGGCTGATAAGTCACGCCCGATGATGCAACGCATTATTGCCAAGGGAATACTTGATAAGAAAGGGCTTGATGTGCTCGAAAGAGTTATTGATAGAGCCTACGGAAAGATTCAACGCATCGACCTTACGAGCAAGGGCGAGCAGATTAAGCAAGACCCATTGCAAGTACACGTTGTTACCAACAATGAAGAGTATCAGAAGATTCTCGCTGAGATTCAGAAAGAGAAGGAAAAGAAGGATGCTGAGCCAGATAAAAATATAGGAGAATAAATATATGGAAATACAGAAGAAATGGGCTATGCCAAGTGGTGATACTTTCGGTATAAAGCCAATCAAAGAACTTTTTGATAAATATAATAAAGGTGGTGTTATTATTGACCCATTCGCAAAGGATTGCAAGCTCGGAACAATTCGCAATGACTTAAATCCGAACTGTGATACTCAGTATCACCTTGACGCATTAAAGTTCCTTCAAGGGCAGAAATCCAACTCTGCTGATATGGTATTATACGACCCACCTTATAGTGTTACACAAGCATCTTTGCTATATAAGGATTTTGGCAAAGAGAAATTGGAGATAAATGTCTCTAATGCCAAATATTGGTCTTTATGTAAGAAGGAGATTGCAAGAATATTAAAGAATGAAGGTATCTGTATTTCTTGTGGTTGGAATACACAAGGAATAGGAAAATGTAACGGAGCGGTATGTAAAGAGATTCTTATCGTAGCACATGGCGGTTCGCACAACGATACCTTAGTCACAGTTGATGAGATAAAGAAATAAGAGCAGATAAAGGATAATAGAGATATGCCGCACGTATATTTAGCGAAGAACTACATGAGGGTGAAAGCAGCGAAGGAAGCAGGGTTTACAACTTGCTCTCTTCAAGGAAGTTCACGTTCTGCCAAGACCTACTCGGTTGTGCAGTTCCTTTGTATGTTTTGCTTCAACTATGCTGGAACGACCGTTTCCATCATTCGTGCTGGTATGCCTTCCATTAAACGAACTGTCTATCGTGATTTCAAGGATATAATGCTCAACTTTGGTTGGTGGGATGATAAGTGCATGAATAAATCGGAGTTCGTCTATACTTTCCCTAACGGCTCTTGGATTGAGTTCTTCTCCACCGATAACGAGCAGAAGGTGCGTGGTTCTAAGCGTAAGATACTTTTCGTAAATGAGGCGAATGAGCTTTCTTTCATCGAATGGCAGCAGCTACAGATGCGTACCACGGAGTTCTCTATCCTTGATTATAACCCTTCCTTCTCAGAAGACCATTGGATAAATCAGGTAAACGAGGAGAAAAGCACTTATTGGTTCATATCCACCTATAAGGATAATCCTTTCCTTGAGCCAAAGGTTATCGCTGAGATTGAGAGCCTTAAATGGAAGAATCCGAGCCTTTGGCGTATTTATGGTTTGGGATTGCGCTCTATGGTTGAGGGCTTGATTTTTAAGAATGTAGTTATTGATGATTATATTCCTATACAAGCGCACAGACACCGATACAGAGCTATTGACTTCGGTTACTCCAATGACCCTACAGCGATTGTTGATGTATATATCTACGGAAAGATTATCTATATAGATGAAATATGCTATCAGACAGAAATGCTTGCTTCTGATATTATCAGGGTATTGAAAGAGGATAAAAAAAATATTGAGGTAATATCAGAGAGTGCCGACCCTCGTCTGATTGATGAAATCTATAATGCTGGTATTGATATAAAACCTGTAAAGAAGTTCGCAGGTTCTATTCAAGCTGGTATTATGAAGATGCAAGAATACACAATTCATATAACAAAACGCTCTACAAATGTAAGAAGAGAATTTAATAATTATACCTACCGCCAAGATAAGGAAGGAAAGTGGCTTAATGAGCCTATAGATATGTATAATCACGCAATAGATGCATGCCGATATGTTGTCATGGAAAAGTTATTGGGCGATTATGGCAGCGGAATGCAAGCCGCCGACATCCTCGGTCTGATGGGTTAAAATCGAAATGCTTATGAAACGAATATACGATAAACAACCAAGGGAGCATCATCGCAAACGCTCCCACTATAATAGCAGAGGAGTAGCCAAATTATCCTTTGATAATGAGAAGGCAGCCGCAAGATACATAAAGAAAAAGCGGCTGCTCGGTTACTCCGCATACCTTTGCAACGAGTGCAATCATTGGCACATTGGAAGGAGTAAAACAAAATAAGACAGAGAAGAAATCCTCTTCCCTGCCCAATTCCTATGATAGTTTTACATTCTTTACTAACCAATCACCGATGGTAAGATGCTCGGCTTCTGCTTTATGTTTCAATAAGAAAAGATAGTCTTTATCAATAGACGTATGAAGCATTGTTTTATTGAGCTTCTTACGCCCTGCGCCTATCCTTGCGCCTCCGCTTCCTTTCTTTCTCATTCTATGCTTTGACCGTGATAGCGAGGGCTTAGATTTTATTATTCAGGCAGATAGTTATAATTCTTTTCGATATAAGCTTCTAACTCATCTATCTGCTCTTTTGTTGGCTCACCCATATTATCCTCGGTCTCAGAATCATCAAAATACTCGTTCCAACCTGTGCCGTTCTCTGCGTTGTGGATGATATAATCTGAAATGCTGCTGTACCAACCATTCATAATGGCATCTTCGTTGTCGTGAACGATACTGCCAATGTAGTTATCAATATTCTTCTTCATACTTTTGCCTTATCCGTGCTGGCGAGGGCTGTATAGTTTTATTAATCAATTATTGTGATGAACTCAAATTCATCTTCAATCACATCATTCTTCCAATAAATAGCCTTAACCTCATTTAAGGTCTTATTCCAATCCTTAACAGAGAAAATAAACTCTATAATTTCGTTATTGTTCTCCATTTCATCATTGATGTATGAAATAGACCATTCATTGCCATTTACTTCATTGATGCAAAACGCTTTCTCGCTTGCCTTGCTCAACTGTTCAAGGTCACTTGAGATAGTGAACGTCAAACTTTTCTTTCTGCCGATGATTGATAAACCATCTTTGCGTGTAATTTTGATTTTCATTGTTGTATCTCCTATTATTAATTATTTACACCGCAAAAATACTAATTTATTTTGAAATTACAAAACCTTTTTCAAAATTTCTTTTAGAATTTAAATATATTTAAGTAATTCAAGACTTGTTTATACACAGAACCTTATTTTTTTTAATAGCATCTATTAATTTATTAACTTTGCCTCTAAATAAACGTTTATTATATGAGAGCAATAGAACAGATAGTATCAATACAAGATGCGAACACAGTCCGCTCGTTATTGACAGCAAGAAAGAAAGGCTTTAAGACACCACTGAGTGTGCTTAAAGACCAATGGAATCCATCAAAGCATAAAATCTTTGATGAGGATTTTCGTCCTAAGAAGCGAATCAAAGTACCTACGGGTCAGTATGACCCTATCACACAGAAACCGATTTACAAGGATAAGAAGGTTGAGCCAGTAAGAATCGCTATTCCTGCTCAGAAGTCAATCGTAAATCTTACTGTAGGTTTCTTGCTTATGAATGCCGTTACCTATAAAGCTACGGCACATGGTGTTGATATAAAGAAGATGAACGATAAGCAGCAGAAGCTATATGATGGCATCATGCACTGCTATCACGACAATAAGATGAAGTACTTCGATAAGCGACTTGCCCGTACTCTCTTCAAAGAGTGCGAGTGCGCCGAGTTGTGGTATATGCCAACAGACGCAGAAGGTAAGCTTAGAGGCGAAATCCGAGTTCAGTTGCTTTCGCCGTCAAATGGCGATAAGCTCTACCCTCATTTCAACGATTTCCATATCATGGATGGCTTCGCCCGTGAGTATTATGTATATGATGAGCTTGGAAAATCTGAGCTACATTTTGATGTATATACAGATAGATTGTGCTATCAGTACACTAATATTGATGGCGCAGGATGGAAGCTTATCTCTGCCCTACCTCATGGCTTCACGAAAGTTCCTGTCGTTTACTATAGACAAGACCAAGCAGAGTGGGAAGATGTTCAATGGGCTATTGATAGAGTGGAGACTTGTATCTCTAATTGGGGTGATACAAATGACTATTTCGGCACGCCTAAATACTTTATCAAGGGTCGTTTGGAAGGCTTCGCTGAGAAGGGCGAGCAAGGTGCTGTATTCGTAGGTGGTAACGATTCAAGTATGAACGTTCTTTCTTGGGATAAGTCACCTGAGAGTGTAAAGGGAGAAATTGCTTATCTCTTCAATATCATCTACTCTTTCACTTCAACTGCCGACATCAGTTTTGAGAACATGAAGACCTTGGGCAGCAACACCTCGGGTGCGGCTATCCGTTTAATGTTCACCGCTCCTTATATGAAAGCGGATTTAAAGACAGAAATGTTCGGTGAAATGTTCACTCGCCGCTCGAATATCGTAGCTAACGGCATCTGTAATACGGGAGTTTACGTAAAGGGTATCGACCAGAGTGTTGCTGAGCAGATTGACTTTGAGCCAGTATTTAAGCCATATCTGCCAAAGAATGATGTTGAAATGTTGCAACTTATCACTTCATCCAATGGTGGTGCAAAATCTACCTCTAATCGCCGTGCTATCGAGCTTAACCCTCTCAATGATGACCCTGATAAGGTTGAGGAAGAAATGAAGAGTGAACAGGAAGAAGCGTTGGCGCAGCAAGCAGCCCTTTCGGGGCTTGGTAGTGCCGCAAGTGGAAGTCAGTCAGTTTCAAATGAAGAAGAGGAGGAATAAATATGGCAAAAGCAAGCGGAGGAACGAGAAAAATTAATAGCGTAAAGTATAAAGAGGCTTCCATTAACAATACCATTGATTCATTATCATTTCCTTTATTCGGCAATACAAGCACTATGGCGATTAAAACCAATGATGTGTTTAAGCAGAAATATCAAAAAGAGGAATCAGAAAAAGTTAGGGCAAGCGTAGAAACTGTATCGTCATTTAGTAAACCAACAGGAAAGTACGAATATGTGTCGGTTAATAAGATACACCCAACACAAGAATACATAGGAGCGAATAATCTAAAGACGATTGCATCTATTAATTTTGATGCAAATGATGTTCCTTATGGAGTACAGCGTAATGGAAATGTTTATATAATTGATGGTCATCATAGAGCAGCAGCAGCAATACTTAAAGGTGATAAAAAAATAAAAATATTATTAGGTAAATAATGCCAAAGAAGCTCACATCAAAACAGCAGAAAGAACAACTGAATAATCTGTTCGCCGTTTATAACAAGCGGTTGGGCAGATTATACAGCGATTATGTCAAGAAGCTCACCTCTCTTGGCTATGGGGAAGATGTGCTCGAAGATGATGCGCTTTTTAACTTTGATAACTTTCCGCAGTTAAAGGCTCGTTTGAACGACATCTTTAATGATTACTATCAGAATAGCCTTCTTTGTTATAAGAGCGGCATCACCGATGGCGTTGCGTTGGCGTATAACCACGATGAAATGGTTATAGGCGGTTATTCCGTGCTTACTGATAAAGCTATAAGGGTCGCACGAGATACTGCCGCAGCCACGTTTATTTCAAATCGCTTGAAAACAAAGAACGGATTGAATCTTGCTCAGATTGTTTGGAACTACTGCCAACAGACAAAGAGTGAGTTTGAAATGGCTATGAGTAATACCATTGCGGACGGAATCAAAAAAGGCTCATCAGCAGAGGAAGTAGGCAAGAGCATACGAAAGTATCTCAATGACCCAGATATGATGTATCGCCGTTATCATACTATCAAGGTTCAGAAGAACGGAAAGAAGAAAGATGTGGTAACTTGGCGCAGACGTAGAATCATTGACGGCAAGGTGCGCTTTATTGAAGAGCCTTTGGAGAAGGTAGGCATGGGTGTTTACCGCTCGGCGAGAAAGAACGCTCTCAGAGTAGCAAGAACTGAGATAAATTCCGCATATCATAAGGCAAGAAATGAGCGATGGCAGAAAGAACCATTCGTTATCGGTCAGTATATTCACGTATCACCACAGCATAATATTGATGATATATGCAACGACCTTGAAGGTCGCTACCCGAAAGATTATGTATGGATTTCTTGGCATCCTCAATGTATCTGCACCTCAGACCCTATCACTATACAAGGCGATGAGAAAAAGGAGTTTTATAAACGCTTGATGGCTGGCGAGGATATGAGTAACTACGTATCCCCTTTTGCCGTGCTTACTATGCCCGAAAAGTACAATCAGTACATCAAGGATAACTCCGAAGCTATCGTGAAGGCAGGAATGAAGGGTAAATTGGCTTGGCACTTACAAGATAACACAAAGTATTGGGCACATCTTTTAAGCCCGTCAGACCGCAAGAAACTAGGGTTAAAGGCGGTTTCTTCTAAGGAGCTTATACTTGCGAAGGCAAAGGAACGCCACGCCCTTAGAACTAAGGAGCAGATAGATAAAATACAGAGCCGATGGGATAAGCATAGACGTGACTATTACAATGGCTTGGTTCATAATCTGCTCGGTAGTAAATCTGTTACGGATATAAAGAGCCAAGACCTCTTTGAACGTTACTATGCTATCCGCTACGCAATCAAGGACAAAAAGAGTGCTTCTGAGATAGCTTCCTTGTTTGATAGATTCAAGCGAGGTTATCAGACCAAACTTGCATGGACTGACCGCAAGGTTGCTATGAACGTCATGAATGTGGCTGCTAATTACGGAGAAACCGATGTTTCTTCCGTTCTAAGCGCATTAAAGTCTGCTAACTATACATTAGCAAGGAAAGAAGCGAAAACGCTCGCAAACGCCATTTCTGCCATTAAAAAGGATGAGCTATCACTTTCCGCTCTCATCCCTGATGTCAATAAGTGGCATAAGCAGTTCACGTCCCAGGAATTGCACGGAGTATATGATGCCGTAGAAGCGAAGTTGGCTCAATGGCAAAGCTTAACACTCGAAAAGCAGGCAAGCAAATTGCAATTTGAGGCAGTTGATTTCCTTGGTGGAAATATGCACGGGGTTCAACAAAAGTATGCTACATGGAAGGTATCGCAAGCGGCATATATAAAGAAACTTGGCGAGGTTAAAGATGCTATTGATTGGGCAAATATCAGTACTAAACTTGCTGATGTTAAAACCTACAATACGCAAAGCAAGGTTTACCATAAAATGCTATACGACCTTGAAAACGCTATCAATGCAAAAGATATGGCACTCGCACAACAACTTCTATCAGACACCGAAGCCAAGAGACAACAACTAATGAACCTCAAAGCAAAAAGAGGTATCAAAAGCAATGGCTCTATTCCGTTTGATACAGATGCTTACTCGCAAACAAGAAAGAATGCTGCTATTTGGTGTAAATCCTCAACCGAGAGTCATAAGTTATTTGATGCCGAGAGTAATGCTTTTTGGAATAATGTTATGACAAAAGAAGAGCACGTTGGTTGTAGAGCATACACGGGAGGTAGCGGACACATGAATAGACCTTTGCGAGGATATGATGGCAGTTGGGGATGGTCTCATTATAAAGGAGTTGGAAACGTACCTTTGGATAGAGAATATGGTGAAGACCACATAAAATCTCTTTATTCTGCACTTGAAAAGAGCGTAACTAAGAAAGATATGTGGCTACAGCGAGGTAATGAAAATTGGGAAGGAGTTGAAGGCTTCTTTGGTGTAAAAAATCTATCAAAAGCAGACTTACAAAAGTTTGTTGGAAAAGAGGTTACCGACTGGAGTTTCTGCTCTTGTGGAACAGCAAAAGGCACAGGATTTAGTGGAACTATCTTTAATATATATTGTCCTAAAGGAACAAAGGCATTCTACGCTTCACCTCATTCGCAGTTTGGTTACGAGAACGAGACTATCTTACAGCTTGGAACGAGATTTAGAATAACAAAGGTTGAAGTTACGCCATACGGTAATGTTTATGTGGATATGGAGGTTATCGGATATGATAAACATCCATTATTATAAAAAAAAGGGGTGATTTCTCACTCCTTTTCTTGTTTGTATTGATTTATGTACCACTCCTTAAAGCCATCGTTTGTTTGCATCCAGTGTGTATAACGATTGAATAAAAGAGCTTTTAAGGTAATAGGAACGCCATCATCGTTCTTAAATAAACTAAGACCAGCACGCAAATAATCATCAAGCCAATTACCAACCATTTTAAAGTTTTCACTATCTTCCTTTGGATTTTCTGATAGCTCTACCCAAACCTTTTCATACTCCCAGAACAATACATTTGTTTCTTTTGATGGCTCTGCTTCACCTTTGAAGTATCGGCAGAACTTGATTAAATCTTTCTTATTCGCCATATCTATAAATAAATTTAATTACTACATCCTTCATATCCAAAGGAAGATAATTCAATGCTTTTTCCTTCATTTCTTGTGGAATGCCGAAGAGTGGCTGAGCGATTGAACCAACGATTGCTCCCATCGTATCGCTATCACCGCCGTATGATACAGCATTTCTGATTGCATCCTCGAAGCTATCACTATTAAGGACTATTTTAAAGGCGAGTGGAACGCATTCTTGGCAAGTTTCTGCCCATTTTCCTCTTGGAATAAGATTCTTATCCCAATCAGAGCCATAATATAATATCGCTGCTGTCTTAATAAAACTTTTGCTTTTAAATACTCTTAAATCACAGATACAATCTGCTACCGCAGCAGCACCTATCATTCCTTCAACGTGACTATGTGACACCTTTGCACTCATCATTGCCTGACGAACAGCATCAACATGATTTTCGAACGCCCAACTCACAGGACTAACTCTCATAGCTGCTCCATTTCCAAAACTATCATAAGGCTCTGGGTGCTTACTTGTAAGCCAATTAGAGAAACCACAGCCATATCCTCCCATCGGATTTGGATAACGCCTACACCATTTAAGAAGCGATTCTCTGAAATCTGACGCATCTGGTATTCCATCTTTTGCTTGTAATATTGCATCAGCAATAGCTATTGTACAGATAGTATCATCTGTAAAATTACAACCCTTGTCAAATAGTTTAAAGTTATAATCAAATGTGTTATTAAACTCATATTTAGAGCCTACAATATCACCTATAATTGCTCCTATCATAGCTGTATCTCCTATTTTAATGTTAATTATTCGCAAATTTACGAAGAAATATTCAGATAACCAAATATTTTTTATTACTTTTGCATTAATTGTTGTATCGAGTGCGTATCTCCTATGTACTCACAACGTTAAACATAATAATTATTTACATCTAGCATCGTCCTCATTCGTATCTCCGAGGGCGGTGCTTTTTGTTTATAAGAACTCCTTTAAAGCAACGTGATAAACATCATACATCAGGCGAGTTACGTATAGTACGGCAACCTTATCAACTACAAAAGAAGGATAAGGCTTACCCTCTTTGATGATTGTGTTCAACGATAATTTCGGGTACTTGGCAGAATACAGCTTCAATGCTTTCAGAAGCTCATCCAACCTTTCTTCCCCGAATGCTTGCTTTATCTTCTCCTGATTTCTGAGAGCGAAACGAGCCATAGATTAATTATACTTGATTATCTTATACTCTATTTCGAGCATAATGTTACCGAAGAATAACGTCTTAACATAGGTCTCGCTGCCCTTTTCCTCGACCTCGTTACCTATCTGATAGCCTTTCTTCTCAAAGAATTTTTTCAAGGCTTTTCTTGCTAATTTCACGCTTTCAAACCATCCTCCGAGTATTCTCTTTTGTCGATTCGCTACCTTGCGGCGAGCGTTCTTTACGTCCATCCTTGTGCAATATGTTACAACATTTATCTGATACATAACTTATATTAATTTACTTTTCTACTTCATAAAGGTATTGAATATCCCCACCGCCAAGAGTGAGGATAACCGAAGGCTCACCGAGCATTGGCTGCTTATGGAAATCACACCAATACCAATGATTCCGTTTTAACTTACCTTCTATTACATTCAGCTCCAAATCATTCTTTTTAGGAGCTTCAAGATAATCCTTGCCCTGTCGCATATCCAAGCGATGTAAGGCTAAAAGTACGTCAAATGCTCTCATATCTTACTCAGCTTTATCAACGATAACAAGGTTTTTCAATCTCTCCAAGAATGTGTGATAATCATCCTCGCAGAGAATCACTTGACCGCCCGTTGGTGTGGTCTTGCAATTAAGCTTTATAGATGTTGCTATATCGCCATTTCGTGAAGGTTCAACGTAAGCGATATTATCTATATTAACAAGGGTACAATGCCCTTTATACTTTACCTCAATAAACTTTGTCATAATCTAAATTATTTATATCCGCATTTAATACCAGAGCAGCAGCCACCTAAATAGAAGTGACAGAAGCCTAAGAAATAGTGCTTACAATGCTCATTTATCTTAATTTCTTCCTTTTTCATAATTGAATGAATGTAGCAGTTTATTCTTCTTAAAATCATAAGAATAGCCCTTATCCTTCATTATCCCTAATAAGTAGTCTCTTTCTGTATCATTTGCTTTCCTTAGATACCCTGTAGAGTACTTTACATTCGTAGAGGTATTGCCTGCCCCTATTCCTAATTTTTCGAATATGAAAGAATACTTAGCGTGAGCTTCTATCCAATCTTCGTTATGTACTTTATGTAGGATGAAGACGCAATGTTCTCCTCTCCAATCATTCTCCAATGTTAAAATATCGCCTTCTTTATACATATCTTATTCACATTCATCTAAATATTCACACCAAGCCTCGTTAAAGACCCTATTTAAACGCTCATTCTTCTCAACCTCTTCATAGGTAAGATTAAGCGGTGGAAGCGCATCTTGCGGTGTATATGTATATCCGCATTCATGGTTAGCGAACTCATATTTGAATGCTGATTTAAGATTATCATCATCCTTTAAGAACTCTTTAAGCTCTTTCTGTGTTCTCTGAAAGTGCTCCTCGAAAAGATGGGTATCTTTCTTTAAGCAATAGCAACCACCAACGAGCATATCAATCTTACTAATATCTTCGGCGTTGGTGGTAAGCCCCCACTCTTCCATCATTTTCTTAAACTGCTCTTTACCAAAAGCTGCTTTCATGGGCAATTTATTAAGCTCTTTCTGATGCTTCTTCTTTAATTCTGCGTACTTATTCATTGTCGTATCTCCTATATATCATTAATTAGTAAAGCTGTTCTGTTCTTGTATAGCAGCCCTTTACGGCATACTCTTTACGTTTCTTTTCAGCTTCATTGTAATCAGAGCTAACGGCAACTGCCTGCCATTTACCACCTTCGTAAATCTGAGCAACGTAATCAAAAACGTTAGCCTCTACTACCTTTCCGTTAATCATTGTAACTTTCATTGTTGTATCTCCTATAATTTAATCAAGTTTTGAAACCAAGTAATCAATCTCCTCCTCGCTGAGCGGAATCTTATTTATGCGCTTAATTTTTATGGTATTATCTGTTCCAATTTTCTTCATCGCAACTTTAAGCGGATTACCACCCTGTGTTCCTGTTACAAGCAATTCCGCAACGAAGTCAAGCATATCTTGGTCATGAGCTTTCTGTTCCTCATGCAACTTCTTTTCAAGCTCTTCTGCCTTCTTCATAAATGAGCAACCATTTTCGATAGGAAAATCAGCTTTGATGTTTCGAACCATCTGCTCAATATCGTCTGAACTAAAGAACATATTGAAGTACGTATCACCTCTTTTACAGCCCTTCAAAGCCATCAGATGATTGATTTCCTCTTCCCTTAGCATATTTGGTATCATTGTTATATCTCCTATAATTTAAATATTAAACCTATTTATTAATTATTCACACCGCAAAATTAATAATTTCTTTTGAAACCGTCAAATCTTTTCGGTGTTTTTATTAATATTTTAATAGCTTTTAATATATTGATATGTAAATTAAGGTTATATTAATATAAAAAATGCAATATAAATATATAGTATTCATTTTTTCGCTACCTTTGCATACATAACCAAATCAGACGAGTTATGACACAGATTTATAACGCATTACCAAAGGAGTTGGCGGCAATGGCTCAACGCTACCTCCGTGATGGAATACTAAGCAGAGCCACATATTGCTACGAGCGGCTGATGTATCTCGGTTGCTTGCGCAGAACGGGTTATCTTCGCCTTGCCTTAGTATATACCAAGCAAAGGAAAGATAATGCCGCAGAGCGTGTTTTAAATAGGTATCGTGCAATTTATAAATATTAATATAGGAGATATTGAATATGAAGAAGTTTTTATTTATCGGAGCTATGCTATTCTTTACGATGCAAACATTCGCACAAGAGTGGTCGAGTACTTTACATAAGGCAGATGAACTAAGAGGAACAAAAGAGTATGTATCATTTATGTATGAGGATGAAGAGAAAAATACTTTTATCTTCTGGTCTCATTATAAAAATGATTTTAGAATCATTTGCAATGAAGGTATCTTTGATTACGATAAGAATAACTCCTTTGTGGCTACATTTGGATATTATGATGAGAATGGGCAGCTCAAAAAGAAACAGAAGATAACTATGTTCTTGGAGAGTGGAAATCCTAAAACGGCATCACCTGGAATATTTAAGAAAGGAGAGGTAGTAAAATACCTAAAAGAAGGTCGTGGATATATAAGAATCCTTGCGAAACAATTTGAAAGAGTATCATTGTGGGAAATGAAAATTCCTTGTATGAATAAATAACAATGAAAGATATAGAGCAGATAAACACCCATACTTTAAAGGAAATCTTTGATGGTGAAGCATCAGGGTTTACGCCTTGGCTTACGAAAAATATCGGTGTGCTATCAGAGAAGTTGGAAATCAATATCTCAGAAGCAGAGCGTGAGCACAAGCTAGAGACAATGAAAGTAGATATTGTAGCCAAAGCTGGTGATGATGGTGAGAAAAGCATCATCATAGAGAATCAGTTTGGCGATAGCGATTCCGACCATTTGGGTAAAGTAATAACCTACGCTGCACACTACAACGCTGATTACGCTGTATGGATAGTTGAGAAAGCAAGAGCGGAGCATATCAGTGCCATTCAGATGCTGAATGATTCAACCATTCAATGCAACTTCTATCTGATTGAAGCAACTGCCGTAAGTGTCGGCAACTCAAAGGTAGGCATACTATTTGATATTGTATGCGCACCACCATACGAGAAAGGCAAAGCTTCACCGAAATCCGATACAGAGAAGCGACTGATGGAATTTTGGACAGCATTCAATGAATACGCAAGTAAAAACGGAGCTGACTTCCAAAAGATGCCACAGAGTTATCATTGGATGAATATCTCAACGGGAACATCAAAGGTTCATTATGACTTCTTTGTACGCAAAGGTTCTGCTTCTGTCCGCTTATTGCTTGACAGCTCTGATAAGGCTGAAAACAAAAAGCATTATAAGCTGATAGAAAAGGATAAAGAAGCTATCAATGAAGCATTCGGAAAGCCAGCACTCCAATGGAACTTGGCAGAAGATAACAAAACGAGTGTGATAATGGCTACGAATTATGAATATGGTGGATATGAGCAAGATGAATGGAAACCTATATTCGCTTGGATATTAGAAACTTACAATAAGCTTCAAGGTATATTCAAACCATATATTGAAAAAATAAAGAAATCATAATGACAGAAGAAGAAAAAAAGAAGGCTTTAGAGACCTTCAATGCTCTTATGGAAGATGCAAGGAAGAATAACGTCAACATGACGATGGACGAGATTAATGAAGAGATTCGGCTCGCAAGAGCAGAACGAAAGCAAAGAGAAAAAGAAAAGGCAGAGCGCAAATAGTGCCCTGCCTTTCTTATAAGAATTACGGACATCTATACTAAACTAAGAGTGGGTCGGTTAGCTCACTCTTAATTACTTTGCTTCGCATTCTCTACGGCTTCAAGTATTATCTTCTTCATTTCATCTTTAAGGAAAAACTTTGTTAGAAACAATACGTTATAACCCTTATTTTCTACGTGTTGACCATAATCAACACCTGAGGCTATTACAAGAGAATAGCCTTTTTGAGCAATAACACCTTGCTGTTGGGCATACTTAACTGCTGCATCTGAAATAAAATGAGCCTTGTCTTTTTCTGTTCCATGCAATTCTTTGTGGTCGCCAACGCATATAAGTTCGCCATCAAGAAATAAAGCATAATCAATGGTATTCTTCAAGTTTGCGGTGTGGTCTTGGTAGCCTTTGTTATCCTTAGAATAGGTAACAGCACGCTCGCCCAATTCAGACATAGCGTGTGTAAGATAATTAATCATTATCTCTCTTCGCTCCATCAGTTTCTTTTTGAGGGCTTCAATACCCTTAATTTGCAATTGCTCTTTTGCCATAATTTCATATTTTGTTTACCATGACAAAGGTATCGCTTTTTCTGTAAATAACAGGAAAAATACAGAGATTATATATAAACAAAATAAAGGCAGCACGTATCTCAAAGTACTGCCTTTTATATTTGTATCTCCATAATTATTTACACCTTGTTGTATTGCGTATCTCCTACTCACGCATAACGTTAAACCTCAATACCGAGTACATTATTATAGATGCCCTCTGGCAGTACGCCACCAAAGGCTTTCACGGCGTTACCGATGCCCTCGGCAATCATCGTACCCTCATTGCTATCATCAATACCCTCAGATACCAAGAACTTCATAGCTTTTTCCTGTACCGCCATAAGCTCTTTGAGCAAACCGACACACCGCTGAGTAGCATCATTATCAACTGTTACCTCTATCGTATTCTGATTATCCATTTTTAATTTCTCCTATTCAATTAAAAGTTAGACTGATTGTTTTTAGATTCAAGCGCAGCTCTCTTATCGCCGTTGATTTCAGCGATAGCATCCTTCACATTAAAGTCGTTGTTATAGAGAGCAAGAATAAAACGCTTGCCACGTTGATTCCATACAAGATTTACTTTTGTGCCCGTAGAACCATCACCCTTGATATAATTGTAGGTTCGGGTGCTTGCGAGCTGCCATTCACGGTACTTGCCCTTCAAATGCCAAGAACCTGATTGAAAGTATTGAATACCTGCATTGGAAAGTTGTTGATTGAGTGCTCTTGCGCTGATACCGAGGTCATCAGCAACTTGTGTGGCGGTAAGGCAGTCCGTTGATGCAAGTGTATCATCGTAGTACTTTACCTTTGGTGCGGCAACAGTCAGTTCTTTCTGCTGAATGCCGATGGTCTGTGCCTGCTGCTCGGTCTGAGCTTCAAGCTCACGAACTCTTTGCTCTTTACGTGATAGTGCTGCCTTCGCAGCGATAAGACCGCGAGCAATGATGTCTTCCTCGGTATCTTCATCGGTTGAAACGATATATCCACCATCTTTGCGAAGAGCTGGAAGAACCTCATCAAAAACCCAATCTTGGAACTTGCGAGCGGAAGACTTGCGAGATTGGAAAATGCAACGATAAAGGTCTGGCTCTGTAACAAAGTACATATCTATATACTGAATAGAATCTGAACCATCAGACTTCTTGCCAGTTACTACCCCTACCTTAATAGTAGGGAGGTAGGGGGTAAGTCTATCCTTTACCTTTGTAACTTGTAATTCGAGTGAATTACAAACATCCTTTAGACAGAAAAGCAGTTCGCCTTTCTCATCCCGAACAACACGGAGGTCTCCAAACATAGGAGAGTTAAAAATTTGCACATCGTTCATCTTACAATTATTTTTGAACATTAACAACTTGTGGGGTTGATACAACAAAAAGAGTGTACCGCTTTACCCCTTTGTTCAATGCCTAATTGTGGAAAGCACGGATGCACCATTACAATACACCCAAGGGGAGCGATACACGTATATCGTAATCCATTAAGAAGCGAGCATAAAAAATGCCCTACCTTGATGCGGCAGAGCTTCCAACCTCGCCACAATTATTTATTGAACGCCGCAAAGTTAAAAAGAAATCTGCGAACTACCAACTTTTTCTCCAACTATTTTTGGTTTTAATAGAAATAAATCGGAATTAATAGAGTTTAATAGCTTTCTTGCTAAGAATCAGCGACTTATTTCTTTACCTTGATAAACTTATTATACTTATAGAAGGGAGCAGCAGCCGAGACCGCTACTCCCAAGAGATACAACATATATATTAAGATGAAATGAGTATCATTCTATCCTTCAAGGTATCTTGATAACGCATACGCAAAAATCTCTTTTTCCCAAATGCGCATATCCTTAATACACTCTTCAACTGTGATTTGCGATAATTTCAACCCTCTGTACTTAGCACGAATACGTGAATAGTGCATCAGCTTACGCATATCCTTCTTATCCATACCTAAAACTAATTACCAAATTGTTTGTTGTTGCTTCCGTTCTTTAACCCGTTTCTTAGCAATATCAAAGAATTTTTTATTCTTCTCAAAGCAAATGAAATGTCTGTTGGTATTAATGCACGCTATCGCAAGCGTACCAGAGCCACAGAACGCATCCAAGACCACATCACCCTCATTACTGCTCAGTTCAACGAACTCTTGCATAATTGAGACAGGTTTTTCTGTTGGATGATTCTTACTTTTCCCGTTAATCGGTTTTTCTTTCTTTACACGATTATAATACAAGTTATTATTTAACCGATTAAGAGCAGTACCGTAATCATACACTCTTACTATGTACTCCAGGTTCTGCGAAAAACGATTTTTGTTAATGATAGATAACGGCTTCTCCCAGACGAGTATTGTAAACATCAGGCTATTCTTATTTGCCCAGTTACAATAATACGGTACCTGTTCTTCTGAGCAGAACATATAAGCATTCATTATCTTCATCTTCGGCTTTAATGCATCAAGGAACTTATCTATTTCTTCTTCGCCGAAACAACTCATCCCTCCCATCATATCACCACCATATTTATAAAGCTCCGATTTTCCAAAGGAACTTTTCTGATTCCATTCACTCCCATCATACGTAGGACTAAGTGGCGATTTATTATGGAGATATGGTGCGTCAGTAACACATAAATCTATGCTTTTATCAGGAATATCACGCATAAGGTTAATGCAATCTCCGAAGTAAATATTATCTAACTCCATACCCTACGCTCCTTTCTTGAATTTCTTAGTACCGTCTTTAGGCTCGCAGAAGCCATCCTCCTCTCGCAAATTATAGAGAGCTTGCGTTTCCTCAGACATGCTATAGAAAGCCGAGAAACGAGCCTTCTTTGCGTTGATAGGGTCATAGAGAGTTCTTGTTATATCAGACCATACGGCGATAACCTTCTTATCATTGACAATATTATCACGAAACTTTTCTGCTTCATCGTGCATGATGTCGTACAGACAATTATCCGCTTGCGTGAATGCCATTTTAGCCCGATAATTTTCGTAGCTTGGAGCAATATCAACTCCATACTCCCTTTCGGTAATCTCCATAACGTATTTATGAGTATCATTAATCTGCTGTACGAGATTCTGAATAGTAATAGCATAAGAACTAAGATAAGGGTTGTATTTGCATTTAAGATTGCGAAGCTTATTCTCAATCATCTTACGCAACTTCTCAACCTTATCCTTAATCAAATCCCAAAGATAAGTAGAATACTCATTATAGTAGTCTTCATCCATATTTCGCTCATACAACTTCATCGTATCACGAATAGATGTTTGGCATTCAGTAAAGTGCTTTTTAAGATTGAACTTAAACACTTTCTTCTTATCAAAGACCTCCTTAGAAATAAGAAGGAAGTTGTCTGCCAAGATAAACTCCATGTAGCAACTCTGACAGAGAGTAGAATAAGCGTAATCAAGGGCTTTCTGTATCTGCTCATTATCAATGCCACTCGGTACATAGATAGTGGCTTTCCAACCCATAACGTCCGTTTCTACATATCTTCCCGTATCAATCTTACAATCATTATGATTGCCTAATAAAATAGATGCTTCCATACTCTACTCCCCCTTATCATTATTACCTTGCACAAGACATCCGAAAGTAACCCCAACAGATATGATAATCAATACAAATAAAACCAAATCCATACCTTATCCCTCCTTTTCTTTTAAGAACCGCACAAGGCAGTTATAATTCTGACTAAGGCTATTGAGAATCTTAATTTGCTCACTAAATGACAAATGCTCGAATAGCACAACTTTATCATCCTTATCCTTTATGGTCATACCACAAAGGTTGCCACCGATTTCAAGTATAACTGTTAGACTAGTATCTTTTTTATCCATAACAAAGCTATTTTTTTAATTTCCGATAATGATAATATTTTTTGTGTTCATAGCGCACGGCAGAGTACTTTTGAAGATTTTCCTCATATTCCTCACGAGGATAAGAGAATGCGCCTTCAATAAGAGCAATACGCTCAAAATCGGCATACTTTTTATCATATCCAAGAAGCTCAACCAAATCCTTCGGATAACACCATGCAATCTGTAGTTTCTGTGGCTCGTCTTTTTCTGGCGAAAACTTTATTGAGCCTATATCTTGGTAACGTTTTGCATCAGGCATTCTCATATCCTCAATATAAGGTTGTAACTCACCACTTCTTACGTCTCTGAAAAAGACAAAGATAGCATTACTACCACAAGGCTCAGTAACAGGGTGGAGTATCTTATCAATACGTTCTTTCTGTTCTTTCTGATTTTGTTTATAGCCTTTCTTGTACCCTCGAATAAAAGCCTCCGAACATACTTTAAGCAAACCATCTGGGCAAACACGATGATTGCATTGCCTACAATGACGTTCATTGCCGTTAGCTATTTTAGCTTTATCTTCTAAGCTTAATCTCTTTTCCATTCTATTACAGATTAATTATTAATATTCCGTTATACAATAACACCCAACCCGTTATGAGTAAGATGAATAAGAATATAGTAATCAAGAATTTCTCTTTTATAGTTACCACACCTTCTAATTTTCCGTTCATTGCGCCAACAGCAACAACGCTGCTTAATGCGATAACGGATGCGCCTATGATGATTAAAACCGCTCCTATTCCCATTTTTTAACCTCCCATGTTTCTGTAATATCCATCTGCTCACGATATTCCTTTACCGCATTGGTAAAATAAGGAGAGATATTCAAATCCTTAACAAAAGAGGTGATGGTTTCCGTCTGATGATAGTTATCACCTTGTACCCATCCATCATCCTCTTTAACGAAGCAGAAAACGGCAAAACAAGATTTCTGTTCACCCGTTTCATTATCCAGTATCTGTTGCCTTCTCGCACAGAACTTCATTGTTCGTTCGTTATTGAATAGCTCGTAGCCATCACCCGTGCGTTGCGCAAAGGGCACTTCGCCCTTTGCTTCTATGATAAACTTCTTTTCTTTAATCTCTTCCATAATCATTATGTATTAGATATTTCTGAATAACTTTCATTTTTGCCGTAAACAACTCTTACGTTGAGAAGATTGTTAAGTGTGAAACCCATTCTCCAACTAAACCAAAGATAACCAATCTTCTCAGCAATCCTTATTGCGGTATCAGCATACTTCTTTGCATCACCCTTAAAAGGTTCTGAGCCATGATAGGAGAAGCCATTATCAAAGACTAGTTTGAATACCTTATTCTTAGGTAGCTGATACTTACAGAAATCATCATAAGGAAGAATATTCCCATCAACCTCAAAGCAAACCTTTTTATAATCAAGGAAGGAAATAAACCCTTTATCATTGATAGTAAGATTACTTCGTTTAAGAGTATCTAACACATCTTTCTCCTCTTCTTTATTGAGAATGCGATAATTAGTAAAGATAATCTTACAGCTCGCTTTTTGTGGTACGTTATCAACGATTGCAATAAGCGAAATAAAGCTGCTAAAAGAGCCAGATTTCGCTATTCCTTGCTCCCTTAAAAAACGTTCACCATCGCACTTATTGAGGTACACGATAGCTAAAGGGAACTCTTTTCCGAATGCCACATTTAGATTCTTAAATTCTATAAACATAAGCTTAATCAATAAAGTCGTTAAACGTAAGAACCTCAGATGCACCCTCACGGAAAGGTTTCTTATCACATGCATACCCCATCCAAGAGCCATAGTCATATACTTTATACATGTGATAACCAGCCTTTATCAACACCTTAAAGGCAGCTTTCATTTCACATCCATGTATTCTAACCATATCCTTATCATTGGCATGTCCACTAAAGCGTGGATTGCTCAAGCTAAGACGTCTTGTAGCAGGTCGACTACCATTATTTGCACCTGAGAAAGGATGAAAAATATCCCAACAACTATTAGATAAGAAGGCATTACAGATTGCCTGTACGACTTCCTCTCTAACTTCGGTTGGTTGAACATAATCATTTTGTGGTATATTTACCTTGATTTCCATAATTGTATCTCCTATATTTAAACGTTAATTATTTCTTCTTCATACATTCCTTCACAGCGTATTGGCTTTTAAGAAGGCATTGTGTTGCATTCAAGCCTTTCAGAGGAATAAAATACTCTACGATAGCATTCCAACGTCCTCTGAACGTACCCGAACCCTTTGCGTTGGCGATAAAAGAATCAATATCTGATTCACTAACCAAAGCACCTGAGTACTTGGTGATAACCTCGCCTGTGTATTTATTGATAATTGTTATCATTGTCGTATCTCCTATTTTTCAATTTCTGTAAACTCAATTTTACCATTCTTTTTAACCTGTGCGTGCCACTTATTGGTTCTCACCTTACCATCCCAAAATGAAACAGTAGGAAGTACCACACATTCACCACGCTCTACAAGTCTTTCGTAATAACTTATGACCTCATCCCAACTATCGAAAGTATGGGCAAGTACTGTAAATCTGAATCGAGCAATTTTCTTTGTTTCCATTGTTGTATCTTTTAATTGTTAAACCTATTTATTAATTATTTACACCGCAAAATTAATAATTTCTTTTGAAACCAACAAATCTTTTCGGTGTTTTTATTAATATTTTAATAGATATTAATACAAAACCAAGAAAATCGGATATTTTTACATAGAAAACTTATCTTTTAACCATTTCTCGATGGTTAAGATAAACTCATCCAAGGAGCGGCAAATGCTGTACTGAAAGCCTAATCGCTCAACATCAGACTGAAATTTGACTTGTAAATCAGATTGAATTCCGTCATTAGTTTTAACTTCAATAAATAGGACATTTTCTCTTACTATAATAATAAGGTCGGAGAAACCAGCCAAAACGCCCTCACCTTTCATAATCTTCGCTTCAAGCGCACTTCGCTGCCCTCCGTTAGGAATGGCGGCAATAATGTAGCGAGGATATTGCAAGCGAAACCACTTCACCATCTGAATCTGAATCTGCGATTCAATGTGCCGTGGTTTGCTTCTGCCTTTCTTCTGGCTCTCCTTCTTTAAAAACTCATCGTACTTCATTATTGCATTTCTTTAGCCTTAATATCCTTAACGAAAAATTCAATCATACGTTCATAATATTCTCTTCTTTTAAGATACTTCGTACAATTAATCTTTCGTTTACATAAATCCACATTATTTTGAGCCAACAAATACCTATAGATGTAGAGCATCTTCAAATCATCAGTTCTGATAAACGCCAAAGTCTTTTCCTCGTAAGCCTTTTCAAGCTGTTTATTGGCTTCTTTCAGCTCTTCATTCTTTTTGATAAGGCGAAGAATCTTTTTCTGTAAGCGATAGACGAATATCCACATAACGATAAACGGCAAGAATAATATCGCCGTAGACCAACCATCCTTCACCGCACTACTGAGACAGCAGCCCATCAGAAAGAATACACACAGCAGCTCGGTATGAGAACCGCACCAAGATAAAATCTTTTTCATATTGATATACTATTTATCGGTTTCTAATTTTGAGACCTGACCATTGAAGTATTTGCGCACACCTTCGTAAATCTTCAACTGACGAGAAAGTTCTTTGTTCTTTTGGAGAAGCTCATCACGCTCAGCAACGACCTTCTCGTAATCATTGTGTTTGTTGTTTAATTTATTAAGCAACTCACCTTGCTCTTTAACCTTCTTCTGGTAACGAGTTAGCTTGGTTTGCATCTTTGAGTAGTTTTCTAACACTCTAAGCACTACTCTTTCGTAAGGTACATCATTATTATACTTAGTTTCTTCCATATTACAAATGTTTTTTAGCTTTATCATATACACCAATGATATAATCATCGGTAATATCTTCATTATTCAATCCATAGCGAAAGAATTGCTCCTTAGTCAATGAGCTAACACCATATTCTCTTGCAATAATACCGATTCCTCGAAGAGAGCCCGTTTCCTTGAAGTTAGCAATAAGCTCACGGACATAACTAACGAACTTCTGTTCTTTAACGCTCACAGAAGAGGAAGTGTTATCTGTTGCAGGCTCAATAACTTTGAAACGAATATCGTTTTCAACCATATTATCAGAGCAGAATACTTCTATCTTTTCGTTTGCGCTATTCATAATGCCATTGATGGATTCAAGCATTCCATAAGCCTTATTTAAATCGTTAAGGATTCGGCTATATCTCATACCACTCTCGGCTTTATCAGCTTTAAGCTGTTCGTATCTATCCTTATAGTCAATATTTGTTTGACTACTCATATTACTAAAGCGATTGAGCATATTACGATACAGAATATCCTTTTGCTCTAACTTCTTTTTCAATTCTTCGTTTTCTTTTTTAAGAGCATCGCATTCGGCTTGCTTTTTGTCGAAGTTTTGCATAATTGTCTTTACTTGCAAATCCTTCGGTAGTTCTTTATTAAATTTCATAGTTTATTCATTTTATATTCCGAGAAAATGTAATCAAGGCAAAGAAACTTCACCTTTTCTGTATTTCTCCCAAAATTCTTTATCGTACTTAAACCCTTTCTTAAACTTATGTCCGAATTTATTCCCCTTCCCAAACCTAAACTTCTTAGAGCTTGATTTGGATATAATGGCAGCAATCTTCATGGAAGATAATCTATACTCATGCAACCATACGGCATCTTTTCTTAATCCAAGAGACATAGCCTTATTCTTAACTGTTCTGATATTACAACAGAAGATTTTAGCAATTTCTTTATTTGTACGAAAGGGAAATAATCTAATAAATCTCTGTTCCTCCTCCTCGCTCCAGTAGCGGAAGCGCCCTAAATAACGGATTTCACCATACTTAGCGATAAATCGTGGTGATGCAGGTTTAACTCCATTTCCTTTTAGTCGCCGCCGTACTGTTTCATAAGGTATGCCTACCTTTTTACTGATTTCGGGTATGGTAAGCCCCTGTGCGTACAGAGCTAATAATCCATCATCTATAGAATGAGGATATTTTAGTACACAACACCCTTTATTATCTACTCCCATGCCAATGTTTTTAATTGTTCAATATTCTGATAAGAGATTTTACATTTCTTATTCTCGTAGCAACCATCTTTAGCAAGAGCATTCCATAGAGCATTAAGACAGATGCCAATCTTCTCTTTATCGTACTTTAAATAAATCTCTGGGCAAGTAAGGAAAGGTTCAGGCTTTTTGTCTTTTAACTGAACCACAACAACCCTTTTTGCTCTTGTTGGTCTATCATTCAATCCTATCATGTATTCACCTCACTTTCTATCTGCTTCTGCGATTCACGGATAAGCAAGTCAAGCACTTTGCTAATAATGTTAGGGTTCTTTACCACATAAGTTCCCACATTGGTTACGAGGTCTACTTTTACCACCATCCCGTTATTACGTAAAAGCTTATATTGAGTATTCAACTCTTTAATTTTATCCAACTCATCCATATAAAAATACTATTTACCATTATACGCAAGCATATACAGCCTACGATGCTCTTTATGAGCATTGTACCAAGCTTTTGCTCTTTCGATGCAAGCTTCACGATGCTTCTGATAGTAGGTCTTGCCGTATTTACTTCTGCGCATTTTACGTTCAACTTCTGTCATAGTTTACTTAATAGAGCGGAAGGAGATACTACAGAATAGACCTCCATCCGCAATTATATATTTCACAGCTTAAAAATCACAAGAATGGCAAGCGGAGAGCCCTTCGGAATGATAAGGTAGCGAGAGCGTGAACCGAAGTTCGTCTGCTCTTGTATCATTGTTTCATCATTGATGGAGAGTACAAGTCTTACCATCTCCTTCTCCCCTACATGCGTAGAAATTACATCGGAGTGCTGTAGGCGATAATCTGACTCAGTAGGCAAACCATGAAGAGCGTTAAATGTAATTGGAACAATCAATCCACGATAACCCTCTTTAAGAGTAATGCCCGTTACCACCTCCATTCGCCCCTTACGAGTTTCAATATCATTTGGAGCATAGATAATGAACGAACCATTATTGTCAATAGGGGAAGGAACTCCATCCTCTATTTCAAAAGGAAGTTCATTTTCTTTCTCATTCTCTTCAACTTGCTCCTCATTTTGCTGCTGAGCCGCATTTTCTTGGCTCTGCTGAGCGTTCTCATTCTCCATAGGCATATTATTACCATCTAAATTTAAAGGCTGTTCTACGCCATTTTTCTTAGGTCTTGCCATAATTTACTCCTCCTTCTTTTCTTCGTTAGACTTCTGTTCCTTCTCCTCCTTTGTCTTATGCTCAAAGACATCGTAGACGTTGGTTTTGCTGAGACCGATGATTTCATAGTCTATCATGGTCTTGCCCATTACCTCATCAATGTTATTAATTGCTCTGTGCATAGACTTTGCTTGCACGAGATAAGTCACGTTGCTACGCTTCTCCTTGTTGGTCTTATCGTCATAGGAAATGAATTGCAATTTTGCCTTGTACCAGCAATCATCATCATCCTTATCAGAAAAGAACACCTCTCTGTACGAAGCCTCTTGCATTGACTTAACCTTAAACTCGCCGCTAATATAAGCAGCCATTTCCTCTGTGATTGCGCTCTCACCTTCCGTGAAGGATAAGGCATCAATCGCATACTTTTCGGTCACAGATTTCTCTGAACCATCTTCTTGGGTCTTTTGGTAGCGGATTCCTACCTCAAACCAATTACTCGTTCTACTACGCATATTTCTAATAATCTAAAACTAATTTAAAACCATTATCTAAGAGTATTCTTGCTCAGAATGGTAAATCATCCAAATTCTGCGTTTGTGCAAAAGGTGCATCGCAAGAAGAAGCCGCATTCTGATTTTCAAAAATTACAGGCTTTAAACCACCAAGGATAGGCATAGCCTTTTTTTCCTCATCTGTCATTTTCTCACGAACCTCCTTAGGCAACGACTGCTTAATCATGTGGGTCTCGTCATACTTAGGATTTTTCAATTCCCAAGCAGTAAGGTCGAGATAAGCAGCCTTCGGGTGATTATTCTCATCTGTTGTAACGAAGATGCTATTATCTTCGATAGGAATAACCAAACAACGAAGTACCTCTGTTCGACCTTGGATTTGCATTATGCCAGCTCTTTTGAGCTTCAGCAAATTTAATTTTCCGTTAAAATCTGTCATATTGTATAAATTTAAAAAACATAGCCCCAAGAGAGGGAATCGAACCCTCGCCAACCTCCGCTTATTAAGAGCTGCTTAGTACGGAGTATCTTCGCATACATTCTTTAACACAGTAGAATAAATGAACTTATATATATTCACCTCTTTCCTTTAGGGTTTGATAAGAATATCGGTATCACTACCATACAGCCCACGCACACCAGTGCGATTGGTTTTCCTCGGGATAAAAAGCCCTACCGCCGTAGGGCAAAAAATAATAACCATAATTAATATTTATCTAACAATTGACATAACTGATTACCTCACGGCAATATATATCAGAACCTAAATTTAACTTTTCTAAAAGAAAGAGCCGACACCTCACGGCGGCTTAAAGGCTCTTGTTATCGACATTTTCTATATTCAATCTTATATGTAGTTATGCGTTTGGAATCAATGTATTCTGAATGAAGCTACTCATTGCCAAGTTCTGTGAAAGAATCATTGGCTGGTCGAGCTGAGTTGACTTATACATATCGGTAGCCGCATTGTACAAATCCCAAGCGGTAACCATATTGCGCTCGTAGTAGGCAATCATCATTTTCTCGGTCAAGCGACCAATCTGTGCCTGATTGAGAGGAATGACCTGAGGGTTGCGAATGCCTTTGTATTTCGTTTCAGAAGCAACACGGAGCGAGGTCAGCATACCGACGATGGTAAACATCTCCTGTGCCTTAATCTCACGATTCTTCATACGCTCAATCATTTCATCATTTGCATCAATGATACTTCTTAGATTAGCGAGCCAAGCATCAGCACATTGAAGAAGCTCATCGAGCTTGAAAGCTCCTCTTCCGCTATTGGTGTCTGAGTAGGTAGCAGCGTAATGTTCAGCACTAAGCATACATTGATTATGACAGATAACTACGTTTCTACCGATACCTAACTGAATACCCTTCTGATGAAATGATACCGCCATATTGGTTGTAATCTCATCATTACCCTCTCCTTTATCGAAGTCACGCAAGCGAATATTACAGAATACTCGGCGAAGGATATGAGCCTCTACAGCTCTATCACCCATCAAAGCTTCCTTCTCAGGCAAGCGGGTAACACCTGGAGTATTGCGGTCTTTGTTATTCGCCGCAAAGAGGTCGTAAATCTCAGCCTTATAGCCGTGCTTCTCGCACAATTCTTCCACCTGATGAATGAGGTCAAAATGATAGATGCCCTTCAAAGGCTTTCCGTACACATCATTCTCTTTCTCGGTGCGTTCAAGCTGGTCGATTGTCAGAATCTGTACCTTGGATGTCTCAAAATCCAAGAACTGATTCATGTTATCGCTCTTCAACTCTGGCTGCTTTGCAACCGCTACCTCTGCTACTTTTGGCTGTGCCATCAAATTCATTGCCATTGTGTTCATTGTTGTATCTCCTATTTTTAATACATTAAACAAAATAATTATTACTATATATACTATTAATCTTCAATATCATTGAGAACCTCCATGTGTTGCGTTTCTCCTACCAACTCAACATTCTGCGAAAGGTTCTTTGTGCTAAGAAATACCCATTTAGGTATGATGCAAAGATTATAGTTGCTATCTAAAGCATCATCCTTGATAATTAGTTTAGACTTAGGTACGAATACCTTAGTCTTACCTTCTTTGTCTTCAAAGAGAAAAATCTGAGCATTCTTTGACTGCTCCATCATTTTATCCTTGCGACAACGGAACTTAACTAATGTTGTTACTATCTCCATATTACCTCCTTTTTTAGTAAGCGAGCCAGATAACAGCATACGCTAAAATAATTCCACTAGCGGCGAGCATTGCTGCTTGTACCGCATCTTTTACATCTTCGGTTCTCCAATTACATGGATTCATCATGTCTTTTTCTTTTTTCATTTTTCGTATCTCCTATATTAGTAGCAGGGTGGTTAGCCCTGCCGTTACCTTTCTTAGATTTCGAGTGACTGAACCTTACGTACAATCATTGAAATATAGTTGCTATCCTTACCGCTCTCCTTCATCTTCTCATTGGTTCGCTTATCAACCTCGAAGACAATTCTGCCTAAAGTATGCCCGTTGCTACCATTATCAAATGTATGATAATAATAATCGAGATTAATGTGAACCTCCAAGAAATCATCAGGTGCGTCAACCTTATCTCTTATTGCAATATTGCCTTCCAAGTGAATCTCTTTGAAGAGCATTGGCATTGTCTGAAACGATGTGCTCACCAACTTCTCATACTCATTGCCTCTATAATCTTTTTCAACCTCTATAGAAAGCTGAGCGTTAATACCCAAGCGATGAATGGTTGTTTCAACATCATTGATGATGTAATCTAAGACCTGCTTGCTTAAAATCTCTGTTTTCATTGTCGTATCTCCTATTTTTAATTTATTAATAATATCTACATTAATTATATGTATCAAAAGCTATTTTATTAACTTTGATACCGCAAAATTAATAACTTTCTCTCAGACTACCAAATTTCCTAATAGTTATTTTTAGTTTATTAATACATACTATTAGTTTTTTAATAGATTTTAAGCGAATATCTCATTTTTTCTTTATAATTTTGCGGCGGAAAAGGAAAGTGCTAGTTTCCTAACAAAGAAAAGAATCATATATGCCCAATCAACACAAGTGAAAGGGTTCAATATAATAAACCAAACGGAATGATTGCTAGCACCTTTCATCTGTTTGGTTTTTACATTAATATATATATAATGATGAAAAGAATAAGAATAGGAATACAGGAAGCTAAGTTTGCTCTGAGCGACAAGAATCGCTTGGATGCCTTCTGTTTGCTTCTTAAAATAAAGCTCTTATTCCGCTCATCAGACCTTAATCTTGTGTCATACAATCATTGCGCCAAGCTTTTGCATATTGACAATAATAAATTAAAGAGACTACTTGAATATGGTTGCAAGATAGGGTATTTCCGTTTTGAAGAGAAAAATGGAAAGAAGAGATTCATTGCTCGTAGCATACATTCAAATAATGGATATAGTTATAAGCTTCGCAAGGATGATTTAACGAAGATAACATTTCCAGCCCTCAAAAACCTTTTGAGAAGAATTGTCATGGAGAACCAAGTTAGAATGCAAGAGGACGTAATCAATACGCACAATAAGGGGACGAATGGGAGAAATGCGAAGACTATTCGCAAGGCTCTCAAACGTGAAAGTCGTATGTTGAGGAAGAAGTTTAGCGATAATAAAGGTTTATCTTATGACAGAATCAAGGATGTTATCTATGGTACGATGTACCAAGCGTTCAAAGTTACAAATCAGCTTGTAAACAAGGGTATCATCAATAAGCGCACAAGAATCAAGGAAGTAAGGTGCGATGCAAAGGTATGTACCAATAATATGGCTATTACGGATTTTGAAGGTTCTATAATAGTGATAAGCGCAAAAAATAGAAGCGCATTTTCCATTGAATCGAATATCTATCGTATGCAGATGGACGATGCTATATCAATATCTCGTCATGGTATGAGAAGAAAGGAGGCAAAAATGTAGTTTATGTAAAATCAAAAATAATAAAATAAGGGATGAGGGCTTTAATTTAATTTATTCCCTTATAGGGGCGACAGCCCCAAGAAAGAATTAACTAACGGGCGCACATACGCCCCCACCCGATTATATAATAACACAGGAGATACAAAATGGAGAAAAAGAAAAATTGGCTCGATACTTACCTCACGCCAGCAAAAGAACTTGTTGGATATGAGTGCTACGTAAGTTGTGATTATGAAGATAAGTTCGCAACAGGAAAATTTTCAGTTATCATCATTAAGAACGGAGAAGTTGTAGCAAATGAAAAGAATCACATCTATTGTGCTTCAAAGGCAGTCGTTATTGTAGAAGCGATACTGTTTATGATGCAAAAATGCGAGAATGCCGATGTTATCACAATACATTCGGAGTACTTTAAAAATTACTTTGCCTTTTTCAATGAGGCGAGAAAAGCTAACGCACAAACAAGGAAAAAATATCTGAGCTTATACAAAAGCTTTAGAAAGGATGCGGAAGTAATCTTTGACCTCACTACTTGGTGTAAAAGAAATAAATACGATGATGAGGTTGAGAAAATGTTAATCGATAACTAAACTATAGGAGATATGCAAGATGAAAAATGAAACGAAATTAAAGAAGCTGATGTCTTTCTTAGATGAGAACGGCATTAAGTACACTACACCTCGAAAGAGAAAAGAGGGAAGTGCTCACCTCTTCATCGGTCAGTACATGATTGCTGTAAAGATAGAAGGTAAAGATGATACATTGTTCTTCAATAAGCATAAGAGAGGAAAGCATCCTTTCTTTATCAGAACTTCGGAAACCCCGAAGTTCATTATTGAAAAGATGCAGAATCTGATTACAAGAATGATGTTAATACAACAAAAACATTTGATGGAACAAAAAAAATAATTATATGGAAAAACTTAATTTTAAGCTAGAGTTCGCCGATAATGGGGTTATTGTCACAGATAATAGCTCTGGCTCTGTAAACGTCTATCAAGAAAAAGAAGACGGCAGTTATCACGAATATACGAAGAGAGCTATCAGCGAATCCGTAGATGACATCATTGCTCATCTTTTGCTTGATGGCACGGAAAACTTGAAGCAGAAGTCGATTTATAAAATCAAAATTGAGATAAGATAATATGTTATACCAAAAGAAAGAAAAGAAGCCGAATACGGCAATTAAGTATGAGGTACGTGAGTTTATTCACGGCGGTATTGAATATGCAACAGATTGCCCTTTCGGTGAATGTGGTCGATATACGCACGCTCTAAATAAAGTCGGTGCTATTGAATGCAATCTTTGTAGGTATCAGAAGAAAAATAATACAGAAGCAAGGGTTGTAAGATGTATGCATCCGTAATTACAGGAATTAGCAGTTGATAAACTTTTTAAAAAGTAAGAATTATGATAGAATCAATGAAGATACGTGAAGGGTTGGTATTTACCTTACCAATAGAGCCTAGTATGGTAGTCCATGTAAATGATAGACTAGAAGTTTACGTTTATAACATCGGAGAAGAAAGATATTCGCTAGCCAATATTTGCCCTCTCAGATTGAAAGTTATCAAGGTAGGTAGAGCTATTGTAGAATGCAATATTATACCAGACGAATACAATTTTGCATATAGAAAGAATATCCCTATTCAGTTTGAAGAGATTACAAAAAATGGTACTATTGTCACAGAGGAAAAGGAAGAAATGGTTAATCACCCTAACCATTACGCTTGGCTAAAGGAACTCTGCGGCATAGAGCCGATTGATATTTGCCGACACCTTGATTTTAACTGCGGCTCGGCAGTAAAGTATCTTTTACGCAAGGGAAAGAAGGAAATGAACCTTTCAGAGCGAGAACAGAGAATGCAGGATTTGAGCAAAGCTATCTTCTATCTACAGGATGAGATAGATATGATAAAGAAGAGCAAATGAAATACTCGAAGGCTTTAATCAGACAAATTCGCTGCGACCTACTTTCACATACAACCGATGCGGAGAAGGCTGCGGCGAAAATCTGCACTCTGTTAGGATATAAGGTAATACCACAGCAACCGATAATCACGGGCAGAAAGCTATACTTCGCTGATATATATCTGCCAGAGATAAAAACTATAGTAGAACTCGATGGTGGCTACCATTTTACCAAAGACCAAAAGCGCAAGGATGGTAACCGCTCTTCGGGTATATGGCGGCTCGGGTATCATGTGGTAAGATTGAGTAATCACGATGCTAGGAATCCGAAGAAGGTTAAGGCAAAGATAGATATGATACTACGCAAGGCAAAGTAACCAAGAATATTGGCTATCTTGCCTTTTATTTTTGTTTCTTAATAACTATACATAAACTAAAAGAAAGCCGCTTAGACCGCAAGAAAATCGCCAAAAATAGCATTTGTTTACACAGCTTCTATTATTTATTATTATTTTACTAATAGAAATAGTAATTTTGCAATCGAAAATTATTTATTTATTAACGTTTAAAACAGAATTACTATGACAATAAAAGAAAAAGTGCTTGCTTCTGCCAAAACATCATTTGCAAAGTATGGTTTGAAGAAGGATGAACTTTCAAAGCTGGTTGACCTGATTGTTGCAAGTCGTGGTCTAACAGATGAGTCAAAGGACGAGGATGTAACGAGTGCTATCTCGGCAGTTGAACCTTATGTTGGTATGATGCAATCATCATTCAATCGTGCGGTCAGTGAAACAACGAAGAAATTCGATGGATGGATTGACCCTAACGACCCTAATCATAAGCCTACTCCACCAGTTCCTCCTACCCCTCCAGTACCTCCAACAGGGCTTACACAAGAGCAGGTTCAGCAGATGATTGCCGAGGCTACCAAAAGTACCCAGAAAGCAGTTAGCGAAGCTGTAGCCGCCGCCATTGCTCCATACAAGGAAAAGGAAGAAAGAGCACGTCTTGATGACCTTTTCGGTAAGAGCGAAAAATTGAAGGACGTTCCGCAGCAGTTCCGTTCACGTTATCAGCTCGACAAGGAAGAGAATCTTGAAACTCTTGCACAGCAATGTGCCGATGATTGGACAGCATTGAAGCAGTCACTTGTAGCAAACGGCAATTTTGTTGAAGCACCCAAGGCAACCTCTCCCGAAGACGAGCAGAATGATTTCATTACAAAAATGCAAGGCTTCTCGGAGCGTAATGCTCCAAAGGAGTAAGGCATTATCAATGAATTATGTTAAACTCTTTAAAAGAAGAAAATTATGTCAAACAGAGGCTATTTTTTGCATAGAACCAAGCCAGAGGATATCAAGGAAGCACTTTGGCTTGAAGAGCAGTGCCTTCGCCGACAGGGTGGTTATGACCTCGACCGCACCAATCTTCCAGCTACTTTAAAGTTTGTAGCGAAGGGTACAGTTCTCAGACTTGTAACTGGTGGTAAGGCACAGGTTGTAAAGACTGCAAAGGTCACAGAAAAAGCAGCCAAGGCTGCTACAACCTTAAAGATTGCTAGTGGTTCTTTATTCCAGGTTAATGATAAGATTGCTGGTGCGACCATTTCGGCAATTACTTCTTCCGATGGTGTAGATACATTAACTGTATCAGAACTCGCTAACGAAGTTGCCGCAGATGCGATTGTATCGGATTACGATAAGACCAAGGACGTACTTCTTGGCTTCTCATATGATACTCTCGATGTAAGAGACCAAGAGTCTTCTATCGCAGCTACTCCTACCTTACAGGTAATGGAGGTAGAGGAAGATTCACTCCCTTATCCTATCAATGATGAGATTAAGGAAGGTATCAGAGCAAATGGTATCGCTTTGTTTAAGATTCAGTAACCTTTAAAAGTGGAGATTATAGATTATGAATAGTATTTTGAAGAATCTGCAAGACCCAAAGTCTTTTCAGACCTACATTGACGAATACATGAAGACTTCCACCTACAAGGCTGAGTGGAAGAACGAGTTGAAGCCTGTTGAGTATTGTGCTGCAAAGGTATATCAGGCAAATATGGCTACCTATGCTGCTGCTATGGTTGGTTCTGTTGTCGCTAAGAACGCAGAGCGTCCATTGCATACCATGCCTGATTGGGGTCAGCTTACTGGCTCTATCGGTCGTATTGCCGATGAGTGGGAGCTCGATAACGATTACCTCGAACAGATGCACCTCTTGGAGGGTAAGTTTAATGATATGTCGAGACGTGGCGGTTATACACAGTCACAGCTCAATGCTAAGTACGATGAACTTATCAAGTACTCATTCAAACCTTTTGAGTTGGCGGTTATCTCTCCTCATAAGCGTATTGATATGTTGTACTTCGAGGGATTGTTCAAGGGTACTCAGACTGTATCACGTACCAATAACTCTAAGGCTAACGTATCTTATACCTTTAATTTGGGTGTCAAGCAGCTCTCTGCTACTACAAATTGGGGTGAGGTGAACGCTACTCCTATTGAGGATATTAAGAAGTTGAAGGACGAGGCTCGCAAGAAGGGTCGTAAGATTCTGCGTCTTCGTATGTCTGAGAACACATTCTTCGCAATGTGTAAAGCAAAGGAGATTAAGGACACCTTCCGCTTGAACCTCGGTCAGATTACCATCAATCCTACTGCACCGATGATTAGCGTTGACCAGATGAATATCTATTTGCGCTCTATCCTCTTGCCAACAATTCAGATTGATGAAGATAAGTTTGTTGAGCTGCCTGACAAGACAGTCTTTAACCTTATCCCAGATAACCGAGTTGTTGCGATGTGTGCCGATAAGGTGGCTGTACCTAAGTGCGCAGAGTGCTTGGAGGCTATCGACCCAGTTGATGGCGTTTCTTACTCTACATACGATAACAACCTTATCGGTTATTGGAGAGATAAGAAGGGTTATCACCTTACCAACGAAATGTGGATGCAACCAGTATTCGATGGTATCGAAGACTTCTTTATCTTGAAGGTTGGTGCTTAATGCACTGACCCTCAGTTATGGATATATTGATTTAATAAGTGAAACTTCATAAGATAACAAGATTAGCATGACAATTTCAGAAGCCATAGCAAGCGAGATTCAGCCTTTCTCTACCTCTGATGAGACTTTGGAGAAGATGTTTATTGATGCTACTGATAAGTTTAGCATCACGGCATCCGTGGCTGATGAATACTCTGTAGCGGTAAAGAAACCCGTAGCCTATGCGGCTATGCGTATCCTCTACAAGATGAATCCATTATCAAGTGAGAATGTTGGCGGTATCTCTCAGAGTTACAAGAACGACAAGAATCTCATTGACAAGATGATTAAATCTATTGCGAAGGATGCTGGATTGGATGCTGACCTTGTTATTGATAGTACTTCTGATGATTATTGGGTTCAGAGTGTGAAGGTATGGTAATCAAATAGATAACGTATGAACTTTGAAGATATACTTAAAGTAAAAGGTGCTCCACAAGATGGCTTTGATGAGGACGGAAATCCTATCGAACAACCCGAAGGAGAATGGCAAACCTTTGGAAAGTGCGTTATTTTGCCTAATTCGCAGGCAAAGATTATTACTCTGGTAGACGGGCAGCAGTACGTGTATTCGCACGAAATCTATGCTCCTCTCTCAAAAGCAAAATACCCTCTCATACCGAAGGAAGGCGAAAAGGTTTGGATAACCAAGAAAGATGGCACGATTGATAAGGAAATGGAGGTTAAAGGCTTCGTAACCTTAAAGAAACGCTATCTTAGAATTTGGCTCTAATAGGCGGCAATATGGCAAAGGTTGAATTAAAAATCAAAGGTCGTGAAGCCTTACAGAAAAGGTTGAACGAAAAGAGGCAGCAGATTATCAGTTACCTCAATATGCGTTTGATGCAACTTGCCGAAGAAGCGGTCACCTACTCTAAAGAGAACAAAGGTTATCAAGACCGAACTGCAAATTTAAAGAACTCAATTTCATTCGCTCTCTACCTTGATGGGCAACTCATTACCTCGGCAGTTGGTAAGATTCCAAAGGAAGAAGAAGCGGAAGAAGGACAGGAGGGTGTAAGTGCTGCACTCAGTGAGTATGCACAGAAAGAAGGTGTGGTAGCACCCAAAGGGTACTCTCTCGTCATTGTGGCTGGCATGAACTACGGAAAATATGTAGAGGATAAAGGTTACAATGTCTTACATCTTACTAAGTATTTCCTTCGTGACGAAATGAAGAAGATTTTTGAAGAAGTAGCTGAAATGATTAAAAGCGATAGTTAGATATGATACTCGGTGATACAGCCGTTACGGCATTATTTAAGTATCTCAATGAAAATGTTGAGAGAATAGGCATAGAGGAAAAGCGTATCTTTAAGTATGAGATACCCGAGAAGTTGGCTATTGGTGATTATATCGCCATCAATCATCTTCCCTTTGTGTATAGTGATGCCATTAATGAGGGTGTAGTGAATCTGAATATTCATTGCCCTAAGACCTCATCTAACTTACCTAACATAAAGAAACTCTCTGATTACTCGGAGAAGATTCTTTCTTTGTTTGGTGACGGTACTTACCTCGGTGGCTGCTACTTTGATTTCTACTCTATCTCTCGCCCAACTCGTGATAATGATAACACTTATTACGTCAATATGAAATTTAATGTAACGTATAATAATTTAAAAGAATAAAACTATGGCAAAGAATGGTGTATATGGCTTGGAAAGCTTCAGTTTTGCCAATTGTGTCGAAAATGGCGGCTACCCAACCACATGGAGCGACAAAATTAAGGCTGTCGTTTCTGGTAGTTTGAGCTTTAACGACCAAGCGGCACAGACATCGGATGTAGAGGTTGAGGATTCAGAAGACCCTTACGCAGTGCTGACTACATCAGCAGCAACAAAGGGCTTTACCTTGCAGACATACGATTTCTCGGAAGACAACTTCGTTAAGCTTCTTGGTTATACCAAGGATTCTGGTACTGGTGGTAAGGATGGTTGGTTGAATGAGCTCCCACAAGAAACCGAGATTTACAAGGCTGTACAGATTGTGACAAAAGATTTGGATGATATTCCTTCTCGTACCTTCCAGTGGTCTAAGATGAAACTTATAATCACTCGCAGTGGTTCTATCGGTAAGAGTGGACTTCCTAATCTTAACATTGAATTCCGTCAGATGGCGGTATTCGATGCAAATGGTGACAAGAAGAGCGGTCATCGTAATATTCTTACCAAGGATATCAGTTCCCAAAATAGTAAGTAAGAATACTTGATATCTAAGATTTTTATTTAGATAAAAAATTAAAATTAAACTTCAAAAGGCGGTGAGGTAAGGGAACTTTCCCAAGCCGCACCGCTTTTTTATGTTATAAAACATATTTACGATATGAAAACATCAGACAAGGAAAAGGTAGCAAAGACGCTTGCCGAGGCATCTGTAAAGATTAAGGTTGGTAAGTTTCGCTTTAGAGTGAAGCCGCTCACCTTTATGCAAATTTACGAAATGGGGGTATTCGGTAACGCAATCAAAGGACCTACATGGAAGGAAGGCGATAATGTAAATATTATCCCTATCCTATTCAGACATTCTGAGACAGCCCGTTTAATGAGCGAGATTTTTATTGTGTGTGCATTTCGAAAGAAGTGGGCACGCAAGATATGGGGGCGATATATACGCAAGCACCTTGATATTATGGCATTCAATGAGCTTGTAAAGTTCATCAGCGGTTCTTTTAACGCAAATTTTTTCTTAACCTCTATAATTTTCCTGACCAAGATGAAGATAATGACGGAGCCGAAAACAACTCCCCTTGGGCAACAATCGGAACAGTAATGAAGTACTTTCGTATGAGTTACGAGGAGGTCGTATTTAATCGCTCATACATTAATATTATACTGCTTAACCGCTCGATTCCGTCCTTTAATACAAATACTAAAGACGAACCGAGAAATGGCAGCAGACAGCAAAATAAGCCACAAAAAGAGTATCATAAGATAGATAAGCCTATCTCTGCTAATGATTTCTTTATGGGCATGATGTAATAATCACATAAATAAGCAAACAATATGGCAGCAGCAGATGAAATACTTGGAATCAGCGGACAGATGGATATTTCCGATATTCAAGCATCACTTGACAAGCTCTGTGATGGATTGAATCGTGTCGGCGTTGATACAGAAGCTTTATCTCAGAGAATGAATAAGGCACTTAACGATGTGGCGCAATCCGATGAAGACCTTGCAACAAAGACCACCAAGGCTATGCAGGTTCTTAAATCTGCTATGGATGAAGCTACGAAGGGGATTCAGTTAGTACCTGAAATGATTGATACCGCCAATAAACGAGTTGAAACCATTGAAGGTACTATCGGTAAACTTAACGAGCAGTTAGCTAAGACTGAAAAAGGCTCAGAGGCATTCGGTTCGCTTACCAAGCAGATTGATGCTCAAAAGCATTCTTTGGAGTTGGCGAAAGATGATGTAAAAAACCTCGTTGAATCTTATGATGGGGTCAAAAATTCTATCTCTCAAGTAAATGGTGCGTACCAAGCATTAAGTGCTTTCTCTGTTGCAAGCACAAGCGCAAATGGTGTTCAATCCGCAACGAATATTGCTGTAGGGGCTACGGCTACAACGGCAGCAACCGCCACATCAGCAGAAGCAGCAGCTCACGTAGCAAATGCCGAGGCGGCAACACAGAATGCCGAAGCGGAAAATCAGAACGTAGAGGCAACTAGACATCTGACAGAAGCTTTGCAGCAATATATTTCCGTTGCTTCGGGTCGTGCTGAGATTGAACGAATGCAATCCGAGAGTGCAAAGGAGCTGAAAGCGGATATGAAGTTGTACGAGAAGACCATTGAAGATATTCAGAACAAACTTAGCACGACTGATTTTGCTAAAAATATTGAGGAGGCAACAAAGAAGATTGAGGTACAGAAATCAAAGATTGAGAGCTACAAGAATGCTCTTGCAAATCTTTCTGCTGCGGATAACGAAACGGGAAATGGTGCTAACTATTACAATCAGCTTATTGAGAAAGCACAGGCAAATATTGATGCCCTTCAATCAAAAATCAATGATTGGCAAACAGAACAGCAGCGACTTAATGCAGACCTTCAGCAATACAATGCTCTTCTCGAAGCTGCGAATAAGATTCAGGGTGGTTCAACCATCGTTCAGTCTGATACAACATCAACTGTTAAAATCAATGTTGAGGACACATCATTATCAGAACTGACTTCTAAGATTGATGAGAGTAAGCAGAAATTGCAAGATTTAGAAGCAGAAGCTTCTAAGATGGATGGAAAGCCACTTGGAGAAAAGCAGAAAGAAGACTTGCAGAAACTACAGTCTGAGATTGAAAAGACAAAGAATAATATATCTGTATTGCAAGAGGCTATCCGTGAGAAGAACGAAGAGACTTTTATCGGTAGATTGCGCAATCAGATTTCTGATTTCGGGCAGAAGATTTCTGATTTCGGGCAGAGCATAAAAGATAAAATAACTCAACCTATTGATGAGCTGAAAGCAAAAGTAAGCGGTTCTTCCATCGGTCAGCGTTTTAGTGAGGAGTTCGCACAAGCAAAGTCTGGTCTAAGTGATTTTAAAGACGGTATTATCAATGTAATGACTGCCAATGGTAAGTTGCAAGGTGAGATTGGTAAGGTCGGCGAAGCTTTCAAGGCTCTTGGTATTCCCGTAACGGGGTCTCTTACTGCTATCAAGTCTGTAACAAAGGCTCTATGGGGAATGTGTGCAACACCTGTGGGTGCGGTAATTGCTGCAATCGCTCTTGCTTTCAAGGCGGTGCATACATGGATGACTAAATCCGCAGAGGGTCAGAAGGTCTATACAAAACTGATGGCTTACTTTGGTTCTCTTGCTAAGTCTATCACAGATATTGTGATTATCTTCGGAGAATACTTGTACAAGTGCTTCACTAAGCCAAACGCTCCTCTTCGTGACTTCGGTAACAATTTCGTGAAGACGTTCAAAACCGCCGTAAAAGCTGCGGTGAACCTTATTGGTGGTCTCGGAACGACCATTAAAGGTGTATTAAATATGGACTGGGACACCTTTACTGCTGGTCTTAAAAAGACTTGGGATGGAATTAAGGGTGCTGGTGAAACTGTTATTGATGTATTCAAAACACAAGTATCAGGTGTTATTGGCGCAACAAAGACTATCTATGATGCTTTTACCAATGAAGATTTATCAAAGAAGTTAGGAGCGGCGTTCAATGGAATACTGACAAAAGCAGAGCAGGCGGCTTCCCTTGCAGGTAAGATTCAAGAAACGCAAATCGCCATCAATAAGAATAAGGAAACTCAGCTCAAACTTGATGGAAAAATTGCCGAGGTAAGAAATAAAATATATACCTTACAAGGAAAGGAGAAAATCGCTGCCATTGAGGAGGCAAAGGCTCTTGTTAAGCAGAAATACGATTTTCAGATAAAACAGCAGCAACAGCTCGTTGAGTTACATGAGAAGCAAGCTAAATTGCATACCCAATCTTTGAAGGATATTGCCGCAGAGCGTGAACTTAGAATGCAGGTTCTTAGAACACAAGTTCAACAGAATAGCGAACAGAGAATGCTCATCAGACAAGAGGAAGCAGCAAAACGTTCTCTAGCGAATAAAGCAAAATCGGATGCTAAGAAAGATGCTACTCAGCAGAAGCAGATTAATTCAGCAGAAGGGAAGCTTGATGATGTTATCTATAAGAATGCTTACGAAAGAGCAAAAGCTTGGCAATCTTTGGAACAGGAGGTAACCGATGCAAAGATTAAGGCGATGAAAGAAGGCGAAGAGAAGGTTATTGCCGAGCGCAAAAGAGAGCTATCCAAAGAAATTGAGCAGATTGAAGAGCGAAAGAATGCAGCTATCAAGGCAGAGCGTGACCGACAGAAAGCTGAATTTGACGCACAGCAGTCTGTTATCAAGGCAAAGGGTGGTAAGGCTGAGACTTGGGATGATAAGAAATATCTTGATACAAAGAATATTCAGAAAATTACCGAGCAGTACACCATCATTGAACAGAAGACCATAGAATCATACAATAATGAGATTTATGCTGATGAATTAAAATCATATCGTGAATACCTGAAGGCGTATGGCAACCTCGAACAGCAAAAGCTCGCCATCGTTGAGGAGTATAACGAGAAAATCAAAGAAGCAAGGGCAAAAGGTAATCTTTTCGAGGAAGCAAAGTTGAAAACTGACCTTGAAGAGCAGCTAAAGAAGCTCAATTTTAATGATTTCAAGGATTCTATCAACTGGGATTCTGTTTTCTCTGATATGGGAAGATTGAGTAAATCTTATCTCGAAGACCTAAGAAAAAAGCTCAAAGACCTTCTCGGTTCGGGTACTCTTGATATTGATGATATGAAGGTTGTGTCAGAACAGATTGCTAAGATTGATGATGCAATTTCAGAACAGACCGATAAGTGGGGATGGTCTAACGAGAAGGTGCGAGAATATAATCGGCTCTTGCAAGAGGCTGCTGACGCACAAGAACGATTAAGAAAAGCTACAGTAGAGCAATATAATGCACAAGAACAGCAGTCTTCTACGAAAATTGCTATACAGAAAGTCTTTGCGGAGACAGGGGTATCTGTAAGCACCAATAAGATAACTTCTCAGAATAAGAGCACACTCTTTAATGAGAATAAGATGAACCTCAGTAATGAACAGCTTGAAAAATTAAAGAAACTCTTTGATGAGCTCGCTGTTTCTGAGGTAAAAGTCGGAAAGGCAACAAAGGACGTAAAGAAGGCACAAGAGGATGCAAATATATCACAAGATAAGGCAAGAAAGTCAATTAAGGAGATTGCTAATGAATGGGCAGAAAGCATCGGTAACGTTGCTAAAAAGCTACAAGAAGCAAGTGAATTGATTGATGTTCTCGGTTTCGGTGATTCAGACCTTGGAAAGAAGCTTAAAAGTGGTGCAGATGCCTTCAATAAGGGTTCGCAAGCGGCATCAGACTTTGCTACGGGCAACTATATCGGGGCAGCTATTAACGGCGTAGGGGCTATCAAATCGCTTGGTAGTGCTCTTGGTATCGGCAATGGAAGTAATGCGAAGGAGGTTGCGGAGACTACAAATCGCCTTACAGAATCCAACGAGCGATTGCAATACTCTATTGAGCAGTTGAAGAGTTCGATTGATAAGACCTCGGGAATGAGTGCCGTCAGCAATTATCAAAAAGCCTATGATGCACAGAAGCAAATCAATAAGCAGAGTATGGAAATTCTTCAATCACAGATGGGTTACCACGGCTCGCACCACTCTAACGCTTATTATTGGAATCTGTCAGCACAGGACTATGCGGCTATCAATCGCACGTTAGCACAACAGTCAGCGGTCAGAGGAGGCTATATTAATTCTACGATAAACAAGGTAAGTTCTTTGGAGGATATTTATAAGCTCACTCCAGAGCAGATGAAGGATATTCGCACATACAACCAAGATGTATGGAAGAATATGACCGACCAAGGTAAATATGATAAAACCGAATATTGGGAGAATTATACCGACCTTGCCGAGAAGCTTGAAGAGCTGACTGATAAAATCAATCAGAATCTTACGCAGACAACCTTCGATTCGTTAAAGGATAACTTTATTAGCAATCTTATGGATATGAATAAATCGGCGCAAGATTTCGCAAATAATTTTACAACGATGCTCAATAAATCAATGCTTAACTTTGCCGTTGATGACCTTGCTAATAAGAGACTTAAAACCCTTTATGAAAAATGGGCAGATAAGATGAAGCAAGGACAGCTCTCTAATGACGATTTGGATATACTTAAAAAAGAGTATGATAACATCGTTGATGAAGGTTTGAAGATAAGAGATAATATTGCTGCAATAACAGGGTATAAAGAGGCGCAATCTCAGCAGACGGCAACGGGTAAGGCAATCGAAGCAATTACCGCAGACCAAGCAAGCAGCTTTATCGGTATCGGTTATGCGGTACAAATTGCACAAGAGCAAGGTAATGAGGTTCGCAAGGCTATTGCCGTAGATATATCTTATCTTCGTATTTATGCTGAGCAGACTTATAATAATATCTCAGAAATGCGAGATATTCAGTATCAAGGATTACAGCAGTTGGAAGCAATCAATAAGAATACTGCACCTATTATATTGATACGTGAGGACATCGCAAGTATGTATAAATTAATGAAGGATAAGTATTAAGTTATGAAGAATGATGCTTTTATTAAATTGGTCGATGAAGCAGATTCAGCTTACGTTGACCTTGATACTTTCGGTATTACATTGGTAAGGGGTTGGCGAGAAGCTCTGCTGACCCCTGCCCCAGTAAAAAGCTATGTAACTAACGATAGCCGATTGGAACATGGGCAATCGGTTATCGCTACATCGAAGTATGCAAAGAAAGATAAGCGTGAAGTAAGTATCTCTTTCTTCCTTGAAGGTAGTTCAGAAGAAGATTACTTACAGAAGTATGAGGCTTTCCTTGATAAGATAGCTTATTCAGGTGAGTTTTGTATGAAAGTGCCACGCTTAAAGAGGGTTTTCAAACTTGTTTACACGCAATGCTCGCAGTTTGGTGATTATGGTCTAAAAAGAGGTAAATTTGTACTCAAATTAACGGAGTATAACCCGAATGATAGAATTAAGTTATGATTAAGATATATGATATTAATGATAAATTGCTGATGCAAGCAGAAGTAACATCAGCAGCGAAGAGAGAACAGGAAATGTCTAAGTCAGATTATATTTCTCTGTCTTTCTCCGCTGCTGAGAAAGTTATTCTGCCAGTTGGTGCGTATATCAATTATACATATAAGATTGATAAAGTAAGAGAGGTTACTAGGAAGTTCCTTCTCTTGGAATCGTATGAGCCTACTCAATCAGATGAATGCTCTTGGAAGTACACTCCTCAATTCCAGCATCCGAAGATGATTCTATCGAAGACCCCATTCTTTATCTATACTCGTAATTCACAGAATGTAGAGGTAAAGCAAAATGTATGGTCTTTCGTTGGTATTACATCTGTACTTAGCGAAAAAATAAAAGATTTCCTTAACAAGGATTTAATGTTTGGCGAATGCGGATGGAAAGTTATCTTTTCAAATGTAACGGCAAATACTGTCAATGTATCATTCAGCGATAATGACTTTATATCCGCACTTACGGCGATTACAAATACTATCGGGGATAACTGCGAATGGCATATTGACTATGATGATGAAATTATCTACATCGGTAAGGTCTTAATCGGCGCAACTCCTGTTGTTTTAGAGGTTGGAAAGAATGTAGGTGTACCAAGTATCAATAATAGCAAAGAAGGCTACTATAACGCTTTCTCTATCTTCGGCGGTACAAGAAATATTACACAAGTAAATAGCAAAGGTGAGAATGTTTCATCTGGCGATATTCGTCTGCAATTAGATGAGGGCAATGGTACAATATCAATAGACGGAAAGGAACGCTCCTACTCTATTGATAAGTATTCAACCCTTGACCTTAGAGCGGATAAAACGAAAGAACCTCTTTTTACAAAGGTACTTGATTTTTCTCAGATTTTCCCTTCACTCAATACCTATGTATATAATGTGCGTGGGAGAGTTAAGTATGTGCTTGATAAGAAAAATAATAAAATTCCTATCTCTAATGCTGATGGGTCTGTTAAGGGATATAAGACCTTCACTGTATGGTATATGAGATTGGCTTATCCTACTACAGAAAAAGTAGCAGGAAAGAAAATTATTAATACAACCATAGATGATGGAATTACTCATTATTGGTATGATTTTGAAGTTACCGATGATTTGCTTATCAATGGTAAGAATATCGGATGCTCATTTGAACCGAATTTTAATACAGGTGCGCTTTCTACTCCACTTGCAGGTCAAGGAACTAACGGCGAATATGTAGGCTTTGAACTTACCTATCATAAAGAGGCATCATCCTCGCACACATCAGACGATGTTAGCAATAGTAATTTCTCAGTATTGGCTGGTGATTACGAAATTATCTATCAAGAGGATAATGAGGTTATCATACCTACAAACGCTGCTGAAATGCTTATTCCTCGTGGAGAAAGTATGCCTTCTTTAAAGTGTAATATCACGGTACTCTATAATATTGCAATGGCTGATACTATCTATTACGAGGATGCTCAAAATAGATTGTTAGAGAAAGCAAAGGAGGAGATTGTGCGATTACTCTCTGATTTGAATAACTATGAGGTTAAATCATATTCTGATGTATTCTTGGAAGATAACCCTCAACTACAAATCGGTCAGAGTGTAACGTATAAGGACGGACACGGATATGAGCTTGCGACAAGAGTATTGAAGCTATCGACTAATATTGATTACGACTTTATTCAGTCGATTACAATAGGCAATCAAGTAATTAAGGGTACTATTACGCAGCTCAAAGAAGACGTACAGACAATTATTGCGAGCGGAGGAAGTAGCGGTAACGGAGGTGGATATTCCGTTTCCCAGCTAAGAAAACTCATTGCGAAGTACGGAAGTGATAATTTTATATCTAAGCAGTTCGATGACATTGCAAAGGGCACAATCACCTGGGAGAAGGTGCAGAAGTTCGTGCAAGGCATTCTCATAGGCAATAACAACGCATACAGCATTGACGCAAATGGAAACGTAACCATTAACTTGCTCAACTCTACTGACTACGATGATGCTATGCAGTCGGGTTTCGGATTCTATAAGCGCAAGGACGGAAAGTACGGACTGAACGTTACCGACCTCAGTGTATGGGGCAAGGCATACTTCAATAACCTCACCATCCGTGAGCTGACCTATGTAGGCGGCAACCTTGTCTTCTCTCCTTCTGCAGGAAAGATATTTGAGGTAAGAGAGATAACCGATGCGCAAGGCGCAGTGACAGGCTGGAAGTGTTATCTCCTGGCAGATGATGGTACGACCGCTACCACGAATATGTTTGAGGTTGATGACCAAGTTCGCTGTGAGACGTTCAACATCAAGGCTGGCGTATATGAGAATGTGTCGAATAAGTTCTATTGGCGTAAGATTACTGATGTGTCTACGAATAATGAGGAGATAAGGGATTCTAACAACAATATCCTCTATGATGGAAAGAAATTTTCATGGATAGTTATCTCTGCAAGTGATAAGGCAGAAGGTAGTGATAACCCTGCTGCTGGAGACACAATCGTTCTCATGGGTAATCGCACGAACACTAACCGAATGAGCTTCGTGGTTAAAGAAACCTATGGTGACAACGCTCCTAGAGAGGTAGGATATACCAACGTTCATAGCTATACTCTCGGCAATGATAATCTTGTATATGAGATAAGCCCGAAGAAGGTGCGGTTCTATACTAAGTACTACGAGCAAGTTAACGTAGACGGAAGTATTGTTAAGACCATAAACTATCGTGGCGATTGGAAGCAAGGAGATACCTACGTGTACTACGACCAAGTGACACATAACGGCACGACTTGGCTCTGTGTTGCGCCAGAAGGAACAAATGTAACGAGTGAACCTGCAAGGGGTAATGATTTCTGGAAGGCGCAGAATGCCATCCTTGATGCTACACTCAATATCACGCAGAGCACAGGAGAATGGATAGACAAGGGCGAGACAAACCATGTAGTGTGTTCCGTGATACGTGGCTTTGAGGATATTACCGACCAAGTAACATCATGGAATATCGTGCGAGATAGTGGTGATGCTGTCAATGATGCGGCTTGGCAGAATAAAGATAAGGTCAAAAACTTTGATGGAACGATAGATATAGCATGGACGGATGAAGAAGATGATATAGGTGATTCTACTAGCTGTATCTTCACCATCACTGCTTTTTGGGGTAATAAAGTTGAACTAGCAAAAGGAACAATAAGCGTATGATGTATGTAATATTAGACAAGGTGCAGGCTTTGGGTCTCGGATTCAACCTGCACACCCACATCACTGCTCACGGCAAGATGATACTCAATGAGAAGGAAATCCTGATGAGCAACAATATTCAAGGTGATACCTTGGATGAGCGTGTTAAGAATATCGGTGGCAAGGCTATGACCGAGCAAGAGTTGGAACAATTTAAAAATACGGAGGAATAAAGATGGCAGAAACTAATTACTCAGCACAAGGTTGTATACCTGTACGAAGAGTTCGTAACAACGATTCTTTGTCAATCTCAATAGAGAGTACACAGCCTCTATTTCAAGGCGTGGATGCCAACAATAACAACGCTACACCCTTCCCTAACTGGGAAACTGATGATGCGGCTCGACCTATCCTTACTCCTGTGGTTAAGAGTGCGAAAGGCAACATCGTATCTCTCAGCAACCATAATTGGAAGTATGGTGATACGTTGCTTGTGTTTAGCGGAAGTACGAGCGGTACGTTTCAGCTTACAGGAGATGGCAAGTTCGGTATGGATGCAAACGGAAGATTGAAGATATTCAAGAATCTTGCATCAAGCAGCTCTACAAGTTCAGATACTCTCACATATAACGGAACTGCAAAGATTGGTGACAGCAGCACTCAGAATGTTAGCGGATTCGTCACTATTCTCATCCAACCTATGGGCAACAACTCATATATGGGATGGATAACCGCAAACCGCTCGATACTGACAGATGTTCAGAATGAGAATACGGCTACACTCTCGGCAAGGTTGTGGCTATCCACCACGGAACTTACCGACTTCTCTGTCAAGTGGAAGAACTCGGCAGGAGAAGTACTCGGAAGTGATAAGACCCTCACGGTTACTCGTGACATGGTGAACGGCTCTACCCTCATTACTTGCGAGTTCTACCACAAGGATGCTCAGAACGCTTGTTTTAGAGCAGGTAAGGTTATGACCGATAACGCGGACGAATACGTAATTGTCGGGGAAGTATCAAATCTCATAGGAGATAAGGATGCAACGATAACAGGATGTATCAAGAACACAAGAACGAATACAATCGTAACTCAAGCAAATGTTTCGTGGAACGCTAAAGCCTACAAGGACAACAACGAGCTTATCAAGGAAGTAAGCTCTAATGTTATTACAATCGCAAAATCTGAGAGTGATTATGGCGGTACAGAGCATGATGCTTATGTTCTGTTTACGGCAACTTGGTAAAATAGGAGGAATGAACTATGGCAACAAACAACGCAGTAAGAATAAGAAGGTCTTTTGCACCTCTCAATACGGCAAAATCAATCGTATGTGTGTCGGGCGGCTCTCCTACAACGCAAGTGTGGAACGTGGTTAACAGCAGCTTTGAGCCGAACCGAGCCAACACACCTTGTGTTCTGCACCCAGACATCACAGCTTATGCAAGCGATGGAACGTGGAAGTATCAGCAAGCAAATGCGGTACTTGCCAACATGGTGTGGCTTGTCAACGGCGAGGATATAAGCAATGTATGGGCTGCATCGGATTACTCAATTAATCAGGATGGTGCTACACGTGGAGACCTTACCATATTCCGTAATGTAGCAGTAGGAGAACGATTTGCTCTGAGGTTCAAGGCTGACATCGTTGACTATCGAACCAACGTCAATGTTCCTATCCTTACCGATGAGGTAGTTTTGAACACGGTTGCAAAGAGCGATGATGCCTATTCAATGGCTATTGATGATGATGAGACTATCATCTACAACCCAATGACAGACAGACTGCTTCTGTACGACTACAAGGTGGCTCATGGAATGATAGCGGCATCTGATGCTGTAAGGAACGATTGCATTGATGAGAAGGCTTATCTCAGAAATATTACTCTCCATATCTACAAGGGAGCAAAAAGTATCACATCTGGCTACACTATCAAGCTGTACAAGATGAGCGGTTCTTCGATGACACAGATAAGCGTAGGAATGAATGAGGTGTTAGCAATCAACACAAGTTACATCGCACTTGATTTAAGACTGATTAATTCGGCATCATACGTAATTAGGGCATTTGTTGGCGATACGGAAGTATGCAACAAGCAAATATCTGTCTCCCGAACCTATCCGAAGTATAGCGTATCGGCAGGACAGAACGTAGACATATCTCCTGGAGTTGACAACCGACAGCAGATTGCTCTAGTTAATTCAGAGGGTAACATCGTGGAATGCCCTGCCAACGTCCTCAAACTGAACTGGAGCACTATTGCCGAGAATGCTGGTGCTACAACTACAAGGCAATGGCAAGAGGGCGATACGGCAATCTTCAATATCTCTGATACTGGTTTAGGCGAAACTGCTGATGATGAGTTGGAGATAAGATGTGATGCTGAATACAAGCCGAGCTTCGACTTCTTCTCTGATGGCTCTGAACCTCTCGTTGATGAGAACGGAGAATACTTAATTGGTAACTGATTTAGTAACATAAAAATAGCAAAATATGAAAAATCTTGCAACAGTAGCAGCGGTATCATCAATGGTTAAGGGTGATACCTTATTGATAGAGGTTGGCGGTTCGCTCAGACGTATCAAGCTGTCTGATTTAGCTAACTCTATTCAGACTAACCAACTTGACTTGGCATTGATAGCGTGGGGAATACCTATCAAACAAGATGAAGATAGTCAGAGTTGGGGTAGAATAGGCAACCTATCCTTATGGGAAGAGTACAAAAGGTCTATTGGTCGCTATCTTGTGAAGACAGGAGGTGAGAAGATGGCTAAGTTATCCACAATCAATAGTTCGATTTTTGCGGATGGTACGACCGTTGACGAAACGAAAGGTGATGTGTTCGTAGTAGCTCCACGCCTTTATTTTGTCGTTAAGTATGATGCATCAATGGGATGCAATGTTGTATGGCAGTCACAATATCCTATTGGTGGCTATTATATCGAGCATCCGATGATTGGTGCATACATGGGTAGTGTTGCTGGTAATGCTCTTCATTCTCGTAGCGGTAAGAACATTGATACATCAGGAAGCAGAACTATCCGTGATTTCTGGAATCTCGCTAGAAACAATGGTAAGGATTATGGTATCACTTGCTACGAGCATGGTCAATGGGGAATGATGACAAACCTATCCGAGTATGGCAATCCTAACGTACAAGCTAATATCGGAAATGGTGTTGGCGGTGAAGGTGAATGGGCAGACAACTGGGGTGAAGCTTCTCAGTTGAAGACGGGTGCAACAATATCACTTGGAGATAGTTGCGGTAAGATACCTATCACGTTAACTAATGCACCGAATGCTTGTCGTGTATCTCTCTTTGGTGTCGAGGACTGGTACAACTGGCAATGGGAAATGAGACAAGGTATCTATTTCGGTAATGTAAACAATGAAGGACAGACTGGACTAGATGCGTTTATTTACGAAGGTAATCGACTGCCGACCGATGCAGAGCTTATCAGCCATCCTACGGGAACATATCGCACAATTCAACGATTAGGAAGTTCGGAAACGTGGATAGCAAAGATGGTAATTGGCGAACATTTCGACCTCATACCTTCACAAGGTGGCGGTGGCTCTGGTAGTCGTTGGGGTGACAAGTATTGGTGCTACGACAGCACTAGTAAGCCTTCTGGACAGCTCTGTCTCTGGGGTGGCAATTCCAACTACCGGTCGCACGGCGGTCTCGGATGCGTCACTTCGGGTAACGCTTTCGGTACCCGCGGGGCGGATTGCGGGGCTCGTCTCGCTTATTATGGCGCATTACCGAAAATCGTAAACGGAGCTGACCTTTAGGGTCAGCAGCACCAAAAAACGCAAGCAAGCTATGGCAAGCAAGGCAATTAAAAACCGAGCGAGCCGTAGCGAGCGAGCATAAGAGTTAAATAATTAAATTATTAACATTCACATAAATTCGCAAACAACTCGCATAAAAGGTGGAACGAAACATAAGCTCTGTATCTGGGGTGGCAATTCCAACAACCAGTCGCACAGCGGTCTCGGTTGCGTCAATTCGAATAACGCTTTCGATAACCGCAGGACGAATTACGGGGCTCGTCTAACTTATAAAATCAATCAAGGCAGAAAAGTAGTCTCTCCTATAGAGAGAAACCATTTTCGATTGAGTTTCGTGAACCTTGGCGGTCTTTAGTGGACTGCCAAAACATATACGCAGAAAGGTCAGTATTAAATTACAGACAAGCTAGGTGATGTAGCCATGCAGCCAGTATGGAGAAAAGCCTAGGGCGAGGAAAAATAAGTGACTCTTTGAAATAATGACAAAGAAAGCAAGGCATCTTATTGACAAGGTGATAAAGATGGAAACTTTATTGAAAGGTGCGAATGATGCAACAAGTGTGGTAAAAGATAAGGAAGCTTGGTACGTGAAGCAGTTTCTTAAAAATGAGACTGCAAATCTCAAAAAGATTCAAAGTATGATAATTTTGCGAGAATATCCTACGAAGCCTTATCGTCCTAGGGTTCTTCACGCAAAGGATAAGGACAGAGTGATATATCCACAACACTTTATGCCTTGGAATATCCTCTATCATGCCATTAAGGTAGTGTTCGAGCCTATAGTTGAGAAGATTCTGATATACGATTCTTCGGCAGGAAGAAAGGGTAAGGGTCAAGTATTCGCAGCTTTGAGAACCCAACAGCTATTGCGTAAGCATCCTAATCTTCATTACGTAGTAAAGCTAGATATAAGGAAGTTCTATCCGTCTTTGCCTCACAAGGTTGTAATGAATGCGTTGAGAAGGTACATTGATGATGACCTATTCTTAGAACTAATAGAGAAGACGGTTTTAGACTATGAATCGGATATTGAGCCTTTGTTGCTGGAAGAAGATGCCAAGAAACGTGCAACGTGTCCTTGGACTTCGAATACTCCACTTGCTTATGTAGGTGAAGAACGGGGTATAACACTAGGTAACTGCATCAATCAGATAATCGGCAATCTCGTACTTTCGGAAGTTGACAGATATGCCAAGCAGAAATTGCACATAGAGTTTTATCATAGGCATTGCGATGATATAGTTGCGATGGTTAGAACCAAAGAAGAAGCCAATGAGTTATTGAGGTGCTTTGATGATATTCTTAGTCGTATGGGAATGGTAGTGAAATGTAGTAGCTATGTCGCACCATTGATGGATGAGAGTAAGCTGATAGATGGTCGCAGCATCGACTTTGTGGGATATGTATTTTCCCGTAAAAACATGAGAATGCGTAAGCGTACCAAACTCAACATGGTGAAAAGCTTTCATGGAGTAAAGAGCCGCAAAAGAAGGAAAGAGTTGTATGCTTCCTATTGGGGAATAGCTAAATGGGGAAAATGTACGAATTTATGGAATACGATATTAAAGGAGAATGACATGAGTTTTAAAGAACATGGAATTACTACAAGTCAAGTAAATGTGGATAAAGATGGTAAGCGTGTCTTTGACGTACAGGAAAAGAAACTTGCAGAGTTGGCACAGACACATGTACCGATAATCATTCACGATTTCGAGGATAATGTGACGATAGCCAATAAGAGTGGTCGCTGTTGGGTGATGTTTTCTTTCAAGGATGATGCTAATAGTGAGAAATATAAGTTCTGTACTACAAGCAAGCGCATCATTGAAAAACTTAATTTGGGAAGGCAACAAAACATATACCCATTGGAAACTTTTGCATCTATAGTCTTCCTTCGTGGTGGTAACTTTACTTACGACTTGGATTAAACAGGATTGTTAAACATTAAAAATAAAGACAGATATGAAAACATATTTTGATTTGGTTGGCGAAGCTCCAAAGGAGAACGTTTCAGTTATGGTTAGTAGTGATTGGATGCGTGTTACTTACGACTACGTGAAGTCCGAGCCTAAGAAGGATAGTGAAGGTAATGTAGTTGTTGGTGATAATGCGTATAGTGCCGAATACATCGAGCTTCGTGGCGGCATCCGTAGCTATGATGCAATCGCTTCTGCAATCATCGAAGACAAATACCCATCTGACAAGATGGATGCCATTCGTCTTAACTTCGAGTTGGCTCAGAATAGTACTGTGGCATCAATTTCCTTGGATGATAGCAAGCGTGAGGAGTATATTGCAGAGTATAAGGCGATGCAAGAGTGGCGCATCCACGCAAAGGAAATTGCTAGAAAGGCAGTTGAGATAATTGACGCTAACGTATAAAAAGAAAGGAGGTATACTATGGCTGGACATAGTGCGCAAGGTGTTGTAAAGGTAGGCAGAAAGCCAAAAACAGCTAGTGAGACGGAGATTGTTCGTCTCATTACTGCTACTAATGAGAGTACGCCTATCGGGAACTTCTCTCAGCTAGTTAAGGATTTGGCTTCGGCAGGTATTGTTATTAGCGGAAATCAAGTTGCTATTAAGGGCGATAAGGTAACTATATACAATAAAGATGAAGTTGCTCTCTTTGCCCAAGATGGCAAGCTCAATGCCAACCTGATTGATGCAGATAAAATCGAGGTTAAGCATCTTTGGGCGAAGTCTGAGGATGGAACTACCAAGGTAGGTTATTTCGGAAATACCGAGAATATGGAAGCTTGCAAGGTAGATGATACTACCTATGCTCCTCTCTTTGTTGGTGCGGATAATGCTAAAAATGCTCCATTCCATGTGACGCAAGATGGAGCAATCTATGCGTTAACGGGAAGAATAGGTAGATTCACATTGACAGACAATGGAATCTTAGAATATGACGATGGTTATAACACCACGCACAAACCAATGCAATTATCAGAGAATAGTTTATTCTTCACACACACAACTGACCATACAACTAATGATAGAATTATCTGGATTGGTACTACAAAGCGTGTCTCCCCAATTTATGGTATTAGTAATCTAATATCTGATATAAGGATAGACGACCGAGAGTACCGACCAGACGATTCTAAGGCATGTTTAGTATTGCATGCCGAAGGTGGAACAAGAGAACAAAGTAACTATGCCGATGAACCATCAGGCAACTTTGCAATATGCGCATCTAGAGGAATGTATGCCGGATTACGTCCTGTGACAAGAAAAGTCAATAAGAGTATTACATTATCTGATATGGATTGTTTCGTTATAGTAACCAAAGTCGTAACTATTACACTTCCAGCGAAACCTCAGAGAGGTCAATATTATAAGTTTCTACAACTTTGTGACAACTTTGTTATTAAATCATCACTTAATAATATGTGTTGGCACAAAGTTTGTAAAAATAGCTTCACTTCGGGTCTATACAACCAGACAACAGAATTAATATATGATGGTAGTAATTGGAACGTAAATTGGTTTATGGGGAAATAGCAATATAATTATTAAAAAGTAAGAAATATGAAAAAGAATTTCAATGTACCTTTCAAGAATTGGAAGGGTGAGGTGATAGTATCACCAGTAAAGAACGAGAGCGGAGAGGAAACCTACAAGCCACAGATTATGGGCGATATTGTAGGTAAGGTGCTCTTCGAGGTGATAGACAATCAGAGTATTCAGCTATCGGGCGAAGAAAAGCTACGTGCTTATCGGGTAGCCTGCAAGATAGGCAAGGATGCCGAAAACGTGGACCTCGAAGCTGAGGATATTATTCTTATCAAGAAGATACTCTGTCCTGTCATGGCTGTAGGTGGTTATGGTCAGATAGTCGATTTGCTCGAAGGATAGGAACAGATAAGGCGGTTCACCACATGGTGACCGCCTTGTTCTTTTCTCGTCCGTCAGGGAAGTGTGTTGCATCGAATTTTTCTATAGGCTCTGTTATCATGTCAGCGAAAGTGCAATGTTTCTGTTACCATTTTCTTCAATTTTGGTAACAAAAATCGGTAACAGAACTTACAGGTTATTACTTTTTATGAAGTTTAACACAAAAATATTCTCATTTTCGTTGATTTTGCGCATAAAAGTGTATCTTTGCACCATCATTAAATTTAAATCAACGCTTATGAATAAAGAAGACGAAGACAACCTATTAAAGTGGTTGAAAGACAAAGATGTCAGTGAGGTTATGGATTTGCTGATGAGACATGGCAATCGGTATAGCAGAAGGATTCTGAAATTTTTCAGATGGTTTTGCAAGTACGTTCCTATCACGCTTATGTGCTTTCACGCATACGGCATTTATGAATTCTCTCAGCATCCTCGTGAAATGTTTATCCCTTATGCGGAGAATGCACCTTGCTATCTCTACATATATTTTATGGTGTACGTTCTGCCTATGGTTCTTATACTGGCGAGCAGATTTTTCTTTCTGTGCTGGCGGTATCGTATTCCCTTCTTTTATTTCTTCGGTGTGAATGCGTCTCACATCGTGGAATGGAGTTGGTATACAACTAAAGATATGGTAGATTCTTGTTTTACCCTAATGATATTAACAGCAATGTTTTATATATACGGATTTTTTGATATGTTTATTAATCGAACTAAGTTAGGACGTAAAATCTGTGCATAATATGGGAAAGATATTGAATTATAAGATACTCGGTACTGCTTTGAAGTCGCTGAGTGACGCTTGCTTTAAGGCAGACGAGCAACAGAGAAATGGTGAGAAGGTCACCGCTTGCGGAATGAGTGATGATGACCTAGATAGATTGTGTGACATCATCCCCGATATGCTTAACCCGATGCTATCTACCGAGGAGGTTAAAGAGAAATTGCACGTTTCTGATGCAACATTGAATAGAATGGTTGCTAGAGGCGATATACCTAACGGCGAGTGCAAGAAACGTGGGCATACCCGATATTGGAAGAAGTGGGATATTCTTCACTTCATTAAAAAGAAGAGAAAATAATAGTTGAACATGAAAGTGTTCCTTACAAGTTGAGTAAGAGAGGTAAGTGATTGCCTCTCTTTTTTTCTTTCAGCTTGCGTGAGTGACTGTTTCCAAAATGGAAACAGTCTAAAAGTGGTATGTCGGAATTTCCGAACAACCACTTTTTTTATTTGTGGTATTACCTCCTATCACCTTAAATCTCTGATAATCAACCACTAAAAGAAAGTGTGATAGAGTTATATTTGCTCTCCCCTATTCTTTGTACCTTTGCATCCGTAACGTTACAATAGTGTTAGTTAATATTAAGGATTTCAAAAGATTGTATTATGGAAATGACAGATGCAAAAGTAGTAGAGAAGAAAATCTACGAAGATGGTAAGAAGGAGTATGCCAGCAAGGGTTTGGCAGGAACAGCCCTCGGAATTGGCATCGGTGGCTTGGCTTTAGCTTTGCTCAACGGCAATGGTCGTGGTGTATTCGGTTCTCTCGGTGGCAGCAATATGCCTGAGAACGTGAACATCAACACCTATGGGGCTAACACAAGCTCTAATCAGCCAACCGCCTTGCAGGTAATGGAAAAGGAATGCGATGATGAGGTGAAGTTGCTTACCTACATGTTCGGTTTGAAGCTCGACACCGCTAACAAGTTCTACGCTATGCGTGAAACTGACATCGCAGAGAAGTTCTCTATGTACAAGGGTGCTAACGATGCTATCAACGCCGAAAACCGCCGTGCAATGGAGGCTGAGTTCGGTCTTTACAAGTCTCAGATTGATGCGGACTTCGGTCTGTACAAGAATCAGAGAGACCAGTACGATGCGTTGCAAGCAAAGTATAGTGACCTTGACAAGAAGGTAGCCGTTATGGAAGCCCTCACTCCTTACAAGGAGAAGCTTATGATGGCTTACGTTAACGAGAAGACTTGCAACTGCTTGCGTGGTCAGTTGGTACTCCCATCTACGCCAGTAATTTCGGGCTACGGCAGCTATTGCTGCAACAGCACTGCTCCTTCTACTCCCACTACAGGAGCGTAACAGAGCAAAAAAGTCTGTAAAACGGACTAAGAAGAAATGAGTTGGTGAGGGGTGTTTGCCCTCGTGGTGGATGCCCTCTCACCTCTCTATAATATATCACCAACTTTAAAGATATTGATTATGATGAATTTCGGAAACAGCCCATTATTGGATATGGGTACAAATCAGCAACAGCCGCCTATGATGGATGCCGAGCTACAAAAGGTGTATGAGGCTATACAACAGAAGCGAGCATCTATCAATATGCAAGCGCAGCAGTCTTCCACCCCACTTTGGGATGAGATAGACAAGATAGAAGACAATCTTACAGGCGCACAACGTCAGTACTTGATGCAAAATCAGGAATACGTTAATAGCTTGCAATATGTGTCTAAGCTAGTGCAAGACGAGGAATTGCGCATCATACGCCCTCGTATCGAAAGCACTCAGCAAGGACAGGAGGCATTAAAGAAACATTTGTCTTTGATGCAACGACTGAGAAAAGAAGTAGCACAGGCGGAAGAGCAGAAAACCGCTATGCTTAACGACTATATGACAAATCATAGTGATAAAACGTGGCAAGAGTATCTCGCTATGGTTCAAGGGACAAAGAAGGGAGGAACTAAGAAATGAACGTAACAGAATTGAAAGAGAAACTGCTTACATCTTTGGATTTGTGGGCAGACGCAAGAATAAGTGATATGGTGAAGGAAAACCCAGCACTGGCTATTCCTTCCGTGTATATGAAGCGAGCTTCACACAATATCATCGCAAAACATAAGGATAGTTGGAGCAAGAGCATTGACAACGCTACCCTATTCATCGCCGATGAAGACGGAAACATTGATGCCGATACCATATTCTCAGACCTCATGCAGATGTTAGAGAATATAAGCAACTATGAGTTTGATTTCGGAGTTATTAAAGGTCGCATTGATGGAGGTGCTCTGATTATTGATTTGCCCGACAACATCATAACGACTATCCTCTTTGGTAGCAAAAAGAGCATCAGCTTTACCAAAAATGATTTTGAAGAGTTGAGAAGTCTGATAACATCAGAATAATAATCATAAAAATAAAATAATATGGAAGCAAAAGAGATTATGAGTAAGTTTGATGAGCTGTATGGGATGATGGCATCATCAGCAAACGTAAAGTATATGCACGTATTTGGAGATACGATGCGCTGCATGTTGAAGGATATGTCAGCGAAGCACCCAGAGCTGGCGCAAGAGTATCTTGATAAGCTGTGCGCAATAAAATGGAAGAACTATCTTACCAAGAATGAGGCTTTGGATATTATCGGTAAGATGAATCCCGAAGCAACTTGGAATATGCAAGGATGGTTGGACGAAATGGAGAAGTTGGGCTTATGTATGGAGGATAAGCCATATTACAATGATTATGCGCTGTATATAGCCATGAATCAAGTAATAAGCGACCACGGAGAGACCATTGCCATAATAAAGGGCGAGAAATCTCTTTCTGATATAAATGAGGAAGAACTTGTAGAATACGCCTACAAATTAGCCATTGACCTACTGAAAGATAAGGATGGCGTATATAATATAAGAGAATACTTTTTGAAGTAGATATACTGTTTGAATCATTTGTAAAGAGGAGCTTTTGGTAAGTTCCTCTTTATTTGTTTACACCCGATTATCTATTTTCTTTTGTCTTTCGATTTTAAAAGCTATCTTTGCATCAAAAACAAAATATGGTAGGACAAGTAGGAAATACGGGGACAAGAGCGGCAGGGATGATGCTATTCGGGAATGAGTTAAGTTGTATGTTACTCGATACCCGATGGATGCTCATTGCTATCGTTCTACTTATCATTGCTGACTATCGCTTTGGTTGTGAAGAAAGTAGCCTTCGACATAAAAATGCTTTAGAAAGCAACAGCCCTCTCCTTGCTGATAGATATGAGTTCAGAGCATCACGGGCAAGGCGCAGAACTATAAATAAATTTGTGGACTACCTTATCTATATAATGGTAGGTGTATCTCTTGGTAGAGCTTTATTGCCGCAGATTGATATTGATTATATTTGGGGTGGATGGGTTGTTACTGCATTTATTGCGATAAGAATAGAAATCCCAAGCATAGTAGGACATTTCTTATTTGTTCGTGGCGTATCAGTAGAGAAAAAGACAATAATTGGGTTCATCAAAGCCTTTGTTGTAGCTCTTGCAAAATCTAAGAGTGAAGGCGTTGGTGATGCCTTAGAAGAAGGATTTAAAGCAACGGAGGATAAAGGATGAAAGTAACAAAAGAACAAATGAGAGCCATCATGCCGAAAGCTGGAGAAAGGATAGATACATATCTTCCTTATATCAACGACTATGCAGATGCCTTTAATATAAATACTCCACTTCGCATGGCACATTTCCTTGCGCAAGTGGCGCACGAAACCGCAGAGTTGGTACACATGCGAGAAATTGGTAATGCTGACTATTGCCATAAGTATGAGGTTGGTAGGCTCGCAAAGATGTTGGGCAATACTCAAAAGGGTGACGGCTACAGATATAAAGGTCGTGGCTTCTTGCATTTAACAGGAAGGGCGAATTATCAAGCATACACGAACTCAAAGTACTGCAAAGGTAATGTTGTGGCTGCGCCAAAGCTCTTGGAACAACCGAGAGGAGCAGTAAAGAGCGGTATGTGGTATTGGCTGACAAGAGGATTGAATGCCGTAGCTGACAAGAATGATATTGAAGCGGTTACAAAAAAAATCAATGGTGGAACAAACGGCTTGGCGAGCAGAACCAAATATTGGAAGAGAGCTTTGAGAGCCTTTAATATATAAGCTTATGAAATGGGTTAAAGATTTGTTTTATTGTTTATCAATTTCAATGCTTCTGTTTCTTATGACGCAGATAGTTATCGGGTGTACGGCTACCCCGAAGGTGGTTACCCGACAGACTTATATCAGCGATAAGCAGTCACATTGGGATTCGATATTTAATGCTAGACTTTCAGCGACCTTTGAACTCTATCAGAGAACTCAAAGTGAGCTAAAAGAAAATAGCAAGTCTGAAACAAACCATATTAGAGATAGCACTTCTACAATTGTTGATAAAGATGGTAATATTCTCAGACAAGCCAAATATCACTACGAGAGCCATAACTATACAGAGGTATTCGTACAGAAGCTCAGAGATAGTATTTCTTATTATAAATCATATAAGGATAGTCTAAGCAAGTATCGACTCAAAATCGATTCCTTAGATAAAGCTAAACAAGATTCTGTTCCATATCCCGTGTATATAGAGAAGCCGATGAATAAAATAGATGCTGTATTCTATCGATTAGGTAAGGTTACGGCGGTATTCGTGCTTCTCTTCATAGTAGGTATGATATTTTTGGCAATATATAAAAATAGAAAAAGATAAGACATTTTCAATAGTTACTAATATTTATAGGTTTTAGTTTTTTGGTTATAAGATTGTTGGATAACAAAGGCGGTTACTCGTGATGAGCAGCCGCCTTATTTTTTTAGTACTTCTTGCCTCCGTGATGATACTCACGGGTTTCATTATAGCGCATCTTTAGATTAATGTGCTGTACAAGGTCGATACCTAGTGATTCTGCCCATTCAAATGTAGCAACGATTATATCATTAAAATAAGCTTCACAGAGCAAAGGGTTATTTGATGTAGTAAAGTTTAAGATACCTCTTGAAATGAAGTACGAATTAACTGTAAAATCTCTTGTTTCACAGAGTTCTACATTTTCTTCATCGGTTGTATATTCCGTTCTACACTTCACGTTTTTCAACCCCATAAGGTCAAATAAACGAATGCAGATGTCTGCCAATTCGCTTTCAACAGTTCCCTCAATATGTTCGCCGTAGAACTTTTCAAGCAAACCTCCGTGGTGGTCGTTAGCGATAACGCAATCAAGCCCACTTTTATCAAGCTCATCCATCCAACGCCCCTTGCGGTCAGCTTGAACGGCTTCCGTAACCTCTGTGCTAATCATCATAACCCAGTGTGCCGTAGGCTTCTTCTCTTCGTGCCATCCGTGTTTCACGGCATTGTTATAGGCACGTTCAACCCATTCTTTAACTTGTTTTCCTTCTATTACCATAATTATCTGTATTTATGTTTATTACACCATTTTCCACAATCTGTACATTCTTCTTTATCGCAGCAAAAGCCATCACCATAAACACTTTCGTTAGTAAATGAAACGCAATTACCGCAACAAGGCTCTTCATTCTCTTTTTTCATATAAATAACGTTTTATTGATTCACGCAATAACTTATTTTCATCGGTAAGCTTTCTTACTTCCTCTTCTAACTGCTTTATGATATGTAAATACGACATTTCTTCAAGAGTTTTCATTTTATCAGCTCCAATGAGAATCCTTTCTTTGCAACATGAACCGCCTTACCCGTGGCTTTCGCTACCTCTGAAGAGAATAATTTAGCGTCACCATTATTTGCGCTCATATGAATAAGCACAACGGCTTTCGTTCTTTCAAGCTTATTCTCTTTCAAACAGTTTAGACATCTTTCCAAGCTCATGTGAGTAGCTTTTGCTCTAATTCCAACCTTTTTAGGAATAATGCCTTCTTTTACGCTCTTATCAACTAAAGAATCCATGTGATTGCATTCTATAAGAATATAATCAAGTGGGAAAGATAGCTTATACTTAATATGATGACTATCCGTAAGGAAAAGCATATCTCCCATATCGGGATGATAGATGATAAAGCCGCAAGGTTCTTTTGTGTCGTGAACTGTATCGAATGCTTTGATAACGAAGTTACCAATACGAAATTCCTTCAACATCGGTATGGCATTATAATGAAAATCGCCATCCTTTATCTTTTTTTCTTCCAAAGTACCTTTGGTAGCAAAGACATTAAAAGGTCGTGCATACTGATGAATAAACCCTGCGTGGTCGCCGTGACTATGAGTAATCAAACAGCCGACAACTTTTCTAAGGTTTCCTCCAAGTGCTTCTACGGCATCTTTCAACGGCATACCGCACTCAATGATAAGTGCTTCATCATCATTCTGTAGGATATACCCGTTACCAGAACTTCCACTACCTAATGTAATTAATTGCATATTCTATACCTTATTATATATAGGAGAGAGATTTCTCCCTCTCCTATCTGTTCTACTGCTGCTTAAACATATCAGGCATTTCCTGCTTACCCATCGGTTTTGCCTTAGACTTGGTTTGAGCCGCATTTTCTGCGGTCTGAGCGGTTTCCTGTTTATCAGTTGGGGAATTATTAGCAGCCTTATTTTCTTCCTTATTCTCGCCGTTATTCATATCGAGCGACTGAGTATTGGCTTGCTGTTCCTCTTGCTGCTGAGCTTGTTCGAGCTTCTCTTCGGCAGAAAGCTGCTCAACGTTATTAGCGGTAACCTCAGTATAATCGCCATCCTCCAAGTCTTCTTTAACGGCAAGTCCGCAAGTAATTTCAGGGCAATAAGCACTCTGAAATCTTGTAGCAGCACGATAACGAAGCATCTGCTCTGGGTCAGCTTGCCAGTTGCTACCTTTCTTATCATACCAACCTTTAATCTTAGCTTGATGGATAGTAACTGTAGAGCCTTTTAGTACTTCACCTTGCTTGTCTATTGCATAAGCATAGCAGCCCCAATTGTCTTTTCCTTGCTCACCAACAAATTCATAGCGGAGAGGTGTAGCGAATAATCCGCTTGCATTGATACAAGCAATAAGGAATCTAGCAGAGAAAGAAGGCATACCATAAATTACTGACATATTTTGCATAATCATAAGTGGATTTGTATGCAATCTTTGTGCAATATCAATTGCAATCATTACGTTACCGATATTTCCCTTGAATGAATCTGGTATAATTGTTGACGAAGACAAAATCTGCGCCATTTTATAACCAGTATTAAAACTTTCTTGATTTGCGAACATATTAAGTCCGCTAACTTGTGGCTGTGAAACCACGATTCCATTTTCTGCCATAATTTCTATGTTATAAAGTTATTAAATTGATTTAATCTCCAAAGGCTGACCGTAGATGCATTGCAAGTAGATAATCTGCTGTTCAACGGGCACGATGTGTTCTGCTGATTCCTTGCGGTCAACGAACAAAGGTACGAAGATATTTAAAGCCTTAGATATACCGCTGATAATATCAACGCCCATATCAATAACAGTTCCATCATTCGTATTATCGTAGTCAATACCATCCTTATCAATAGCTGTGCAGATTTCCTTCTCATCGTCATTGGTCTTATTCTGCTCATAGAACTTCCAACGAATGAGTGAGAAATATGAATTTACCTTTTGCTCAACAAGATTAATCTTTGCCTTCTTGTAAGCTTTGATTTGGCTGATAACTTCACCACAATCAGCAATAATCTGAGATAACTCAACAGAGCGATGATTGAGCTTTTCTTTCTCTGTATCAATACGCTTATTAGTCTCCTCACCTGCGATTTGATTAACCAATACATCACGCTGAGAAGTAAGGGTCTTCTTTTTCTCCTTATTCTCTTCGATTGTAGCATCAACCTTCACAACAGGCTTACTTGCTTCAATTTCGGCGAGGTCTTTATCAAAGACCACCTTTTCCGCAGCAGCTTCCCAAGTTTGATTCTGCTTCTCTGTGCGCTCGTCAATTAACTTCTGATACTCAGATTGGGCATTCTTTACCTTATCCTCATCTTGTGCCTTGGTAATCTGCTCATAGGTATTGATATTACCTTTGAGGACTGTCATCTGTTGCTTAATTTGAGCAGCCTCATTCTGTATTTTTGTGAGTTCATCAGACTTATTCTTATTGAACTCGGCAACGGCGTTATCATATTCCTTTGCCTTCATTTCGTCCGTATAAGAACGACCACAAACTGGACAAACATCTGTTTGCTTATAGTTAAATTTCTTTTCGTTAGCATTATTCCACTCTTTAATCTTGTTATTGAAATTAATAGTGACCTCTGCCAAGGAAACCTTGTATTTTGTATTGGTCTCCATATTTGTAGTATATGCAGATTTAGCGTCATTGAGTTTCGTTGAAGCCGTAGAAATCTTCTTCGTAAGCTCATCAATCGCCTTAATCTTAGCATCTTGCCATACCTTCTGTGCATTCGCAACCTTTACGTTATGCGCTTGCAACTTATTGAGGTACTCTTCCATAGCAGGGTCTTTCTCAGTCGTTCCCTCCAATGCCGCATCTATAGCAGCAATATCAGCATCAATCTTTACCTTCTGCGCTTTGAGAGCAGTAAAATCGGTATCAACTCTAAGAGCCTCTTGTGCCTGAACCTTTGCAGGTATCAAATCTAACTCCTCTTCCGCTTTCTTCTTTGTTACCTTCTGCTGTGTAAGCATATCGGAGAGTCCTTTCTTCTCTTCAATTATGCCCTTATACACCATAGGATAAGGCTTCATCAATTCTTCTTCATTGATTTTGCCTGCCAGCGACATAAGCATTTTACGGCGGTCATCAACCTTATAGGACATAAAGATGTTGATATTAGACAGTACGAGCCATTTATTGAGCGGACAAAGTTCTTCAAGTTTGGCGTTGAAATCTTTCTGTGAAAGAGGAACGTCATCGATAAGTCTATCCTGTGTAGTACTTTGCAACTTCTCATCTGCTGTACCCATATTCTTCCAATTCTCAGAAAGAATACGCTGTACCTTAATCTCTCGCTCATCATTATAGTTAAGTACTACAGTGACAGAGGTTTCAAGATGATGAATAACATCATTATTAATATCAAGAGGTTGTACGGTAGCATTCTTCTTGCTGATAACGCCGAAGATTGCCCAAAGATAGGCATCATAGATAGTTGTCTTGCCTACTTTATTTGCGCCACTAATAACCATATTGTGGCTAAAATTAATTTCTTGACTCCGAACCTTCTTGAAGTTCTGTAAAGTCATTGATTTGATTTCAATTTTCATTGTTGCTTTTATTAACGTTAAACGATTTGTATTCATTTCCAGCCCTAGAACCCATAAGCTTAATAGTCAATTCCTTGCGTATCTTATTACAGATAGCATTAACGGTATCAATATCAGCTTTTACATTCTTCTTTCGCTCCTTATTGGTTTCATTAGCTATCTGAGATAGCTTAGTTGCTCTTTCTGAATCAAATTTCATTAGAGCTTCCATAAAGTTCTGCGGATTAATAGTATTACCTACATATATCTTTCCATATCCTCCACCTACCAATGATTCCAAAAAGTAGGTAAGTTCGCTAGGAGATAGATAATAATAGATACTTCTTATTCGTCTTGCCATGAAGACAATTTGAAGACTATTAACAGAACTACCAGCACCGAGAAGTCTAAAGGTATCTAATAACTGAGCTTTTACCCATTTTAGAGCGAACCCTTCTCCATAATCATTATCTAAAGATGCTAATGTATTGGTATCTTTAAGAGCAGAAGTTAGTGAATATACTGGCTCTTTTCGCTTACTGATTAAAGGATAATTGGTTTCTACCCACTCTTCGAAATTAATCAGCGTTAAAGACCTCTGCTGCTGTTCTTGCGAAATTAAGCTCTGTTCGCTGCTGTTGTTGCTGTACTTCGTCATACTCAGAATATATTTCATCCTCCCAAGCACGGGAATTAAGATAAGTAAGAGGGTGTTTTTGATATACTTTCTGAGTGATTGATGCAACATATCGTGGCGTAGCTGCCATACAAGCGGCTCTATCCTTCTTAGTCATGTGCATCCACTTTTTTAAGCATTTCTGCTTGCCGACACACTTACCATACATCTTCCACCATTTTTCAAACTCTTCATTTATAACAGAGATAGATTGTGGTGGAATAATCTCGTAACCTTGGGATTCTAATAATGTGATTGCTTCTTGTATCTCCTTTTCCATATTTACACCTTATTATATATTATATATACTCGCCACCCCAGAATCGAGTAATCTCAGACCCTGCGATAGCTACCTGCCCATTCGGTCTTACAATACTCTTAAGGAATCCACCCTTAATGTACCGATAGATAGTGTTTGCACTAACTCGTAACTTTTCAGCAGTCTCCTTAACCGAATATCTACCTTTCGGCTTCACATCAGGCGGTTCGTTTATCATCGTTACCTCCTTTCTCCTTGTTGCGTTTAAGAATGCAATAGATGCTAGCCTCACACGCATATTTGAAGTCACTCATTGTACGCCGCACAGCCTCAGACTTCTTGAGACCTTGCTTCATGTAGTTCTCAACTGATTGAACTACCAAGCTTTCTTTTTCTTTTTGAGATTTAATAACCAT